AGGCATTTGAGGCATTTGAGGCATTTGAGGCATTTGAGGCATTTGACTCTGTTACTTGTTGAGTAGAACTTTCGGTACATGGTATTGCCTGTATGTTTGCCACTCGCTGGATAACATTGTATAGTCTTTCACCGATATCACTCCATTTGTAATTGGTCAATATATTCTGTCTTGCATTTTCACCATGTATCTTGAGTAGGTCAGGGTTATTCAAATAAGCATCTATGGCTTTCACAAAGTCCTTGTAATCACACACTTCAGATTCACCACCAACACCATCTCTGGAATTATCTATATATAGATTGACTACAGGTTTAATAAGCATAGCACTGTCTTCGTTGAAAAAGTCCCTGAAACCACCAATTGAAGGAACAATCTGTGGTGTACCAATTCCTGCTTGTTGGAAGTTACATAAACCAAAACCTTCACCATCACACGTATTTATTCCAATATCTGCTAAATTGTACAATATATTGATGTCTTCATCGGTCAATTGTTGGGGATTGTCAATGATGATTAGATGTTTCATTCCGTCCTCCAACGTCAGTCCACGTTTTTTCAGCTCTCTCTCGAACACCTCAAATAAATTCCATGCACCATCCGCACTTGTTGCAATTAGAAGCTTTACAGGTTTATCGTTGTGAAGCGCAACAACTTCAGCAAATGCCTGTAAGCATATGTCCCATCTTTTGCGAGGCTGATTGCGATTTAGGTTTAGAATAATAATATCATCATTCTTCACATTATAATACCGTCTTGCAAGTTCTTTGGGGAATGGATAGTGTATCATTGGATTAAACCCGTGTTGCAAATAGTCAGTTGGAAGTGTTATACCTTGTCCCTTTACACACTCCTCCCAGTATGGAGTAAATGCAAGAACAAAATCTACTTTTTCATTCAACAATTTAATGTAGTCTTTTTTTTGGTGCAGATAGACTTGATCAATATACACAACAATCTTGAATTTCTTGTCAACAACCTTGTATAACTGGTTGATGATGTTTGTAACAACAACCATATCGTTGTAAATAATGCATATATCTGGTTGGTTCATTGTCACAAACTCCGTTACTTGTTCAAAACCAAACCCTTGTTGTTTTGGGTTCTCATTGGCAAAAGCATCATACTCATATACATTGGATGGAAGAGTCCTGGTGTGATTTGGATTGTTATAGAAGTTTTGAAACCCAAACAGGGTCAATTCAATATCATCTTTCTTGGCAATTTCACAGGCAAGCTCATAGATGGCATATGAGTAACCATTGTATTGGCGGACATTTGTTGCAAAAAACAGAACTTTTGTTGGACGGGACATTCGTTGTAGTGATTTTATTAGGAATTTCTTAAGTATTTCTCCTTTGTAATAAAGTGTTGCCAAGGATGGTGAAAATTAAGGCAAACCCAACAAACAAAAAGTTGATTAAAAAAGATTATCTGAAATACGCCTTCAATTCCAGGGGGGTGAACCAAATGTCTGATGCCACCTTCTTAGATTTTACGGTCTTTTTTAGCAAACAGACTAATGTAGATGACCTTGAAGAGCTGCGAACAACATTGAATGCTCGTGAATTACTGTCTGATGAAAAACCTAAAACAATTCAAGAGAAAGCAAAACTATATTTCTCTTTGCTTGTTTATTTGCTGTTCATAGGGTTCTTTGTATTCCTTATCGTATGTATTGTATACGGACTTTGGTTTTGGCAGAAAGATAAAGTAAAAGCTTCTATTTGCTTTAATCTTTTGACTTTAGCAATTGGTTCAGTTCTTATCTTCTTTGCCTTCTTGTTTCTCTACAATGTAGTGGTTCTACAATACAAAAAAATTATGCTTTTAATGTAAGACGTCAAGATGCAACAACCAACATCTTTTCTTAAAGGTTGGCTTGAGATTGGAATGTCTAACCCAAATATATTTCAAACTCAAAGTAATAGCGATATTATATTTCGCACATATGATGATAATACTAGCAACAAGATTATTATTGGAAACACATCATCGAACAATACACCCAACTGTATTGGAGCAATGTATATTCTTGGCAATAATGTGGGACTTAGAAAAACTCCTCGTAGTAACATTGTACTAGATGTTAATGGTGTCATATCAATATCAAGCAATGTGTATATTGGAACAACATCTACATTGAGTACTACAACATTAACAGGTGATTTCGTTATTGCCAACAGCAACACAAGTAATATGACATTGACAAACACAAGCAATGCCTTTAAAATGAGCTACGGAAACACCGAACGCCTAAAGATTACAAATGGCGAGGGATTGTATTTGAATGACAATATATATATTACAAATGATGTATATGCCTCAAGTTACCATATGACATCAGACAAACACCTAAAACACGATATTCAGCAATCTACTGCTTGCAATGATTTGCAAACATTACTCAAGCTACAGGTGAGTGATTTCAGGTATCTTTGCGACCCAATGCAGCACAAACATAAAGGACTTATAGCCCAACAAGTTGAGGAGATTTTTCCTCAAGCAATCCAAGGATATGAAGGCATTGTTCCAGTGTATCAAAACTATGCCTGTGTAATAGAAAATTTATATAATGCAGTATTCCTGCAAATTGAGAAGCCACAATCAACCTTTTCTGTTGGTGACAAGATAGTTCTTGGAAAAAATTGTACCACCAAAGAATACATTGTGCCTGTTGTGAAGGTAGAGAAAGATTACATTGTCGTAGAAACCTCTTACACACGATTTCCACATGACAAGGTTTACATATTTGGTATCATGAGTAATATCAAAACAATTGACCCAAATCAGATTTTAGCATTGTGCATTAGTTCCATCCAAGAGTTGTACAAGGCATGCATTAGTAAAATAGACCCAAACACAAATATATAATGTTTTTTTTGTATAAGAGATGCTGGGTTCATTTCAGTATGCAAAAACAAATAGTGATGTATTCACTAATTCAACGTCAAATGATATTATATTGCGTGGACATTCTTCAAACCAAAACTTATTGATTGGTTTTGCAAGTAATGTTCTATCAACCATACACGTTAGCCATTCAAACTTTTCAATAAATAAAGGAACGGTGTATGCATCCAATGTAAGTGTTGGTTTGAACACCACAAACTCCAACTTTAATTTGTATGTTGCTGGTTCAACACGAATAGAAGGCGATTTATTAGTTAATGGACTAACAACCACTCTAAACACTGATTTGCAAGTAACAGAAAGGTTCAGTGTGTCTAACAATGGGACGGGACCTGCATTGGAGATAACGCAATATGGTGCTCAACCCATTGCAACCTTTAAAGACGATAATGTGATTGTAGTCAACATTGCAGATGGAGGATTTGTGTGTATTGGGTCAAACCTCAGTCCTTCAACAAAACTTGATGTTGAAGGGACAGCAACCATAAGGGGTAATATTTTGACATCAAACATTTCTGGTTCGAATATAACATTGTTAGCAAACGTAACAACTTGCAATGTAGTGACAAGTAATCTTATCATTAACAATCAACTCATTATTGGTTCGAATGGTGTAATAACAAACTCTAACTTTCTTCCACCGTTCAACACATCAAACATTGTTTCAGGACAATTTACAAGCAACTTTATCCAAGATGACAACATCATATCAAGCAAGTTAGCCAGCAATTTAGTTCTCAAAGGCACAACCACAATCTCAAGTAATGCTACTATCTGCAATGGTGATGTATTGATTAAAGGCTCAAACAACTTTCAAAATGTAGGCGACCAAGCAAGATTGTACTTTGGTTCTAATACATACTTTATTGGTGCAAGCAAGGATGTGGGACTTGTAATGCAGGTTCCAGGGACAACCTATCCCTTAATCCTTGAAAACAATTCAGGCTTCGTTGGACTTGGTTTAATGGACCCACAAGAGAATTTGCATGTGTATGGCAACACAAAAATAGAAGGGTCGCATTATGTTCTATCAAACATGGGAGTGGGAACAAGTAATCCAATATTTAAGTTGCATGTTTCTGGTGATGTATATTCATCCTCAAACGTTCGCTCCGCTGTAGGCACATTAGGACCAAGCTTTATTCTCATACCTGAAAGTGCGTATGCTGATGTTGCCGTAGGTAACTCATTGATTCTTGACAATACTCTAGAGGCAGGCAACCCTGCAAATAGTACTTCAAAGCCTTTGTTTTATGGCTCAACATTTCTTTATCAAGATGCGAGTGGCGAAAACATGTCATGGAAGTTTGCAAGATTGTTGTTTAGAGGTTGTCCACTGACAACCCTTGCGTCCACATCTGTAATGACTGTACAAGACTTCATTTCCTCTCGTTCACCACAATATTCAAACATTACAGCATCTTTTACGTTGTCTAACGACGGTAGTGACTTTGGTTATGTAACTTATGGAACCCCATGGTTTTCAATGGCATCATCCAATTCAAGGCATCTTGCATTGAATTTGTCTTCAAACTCTCAAAATGCAATATTCAGGATTGGACAAGTACACATCCAATTCAAATGTTGATGTTTGAGATTCCTAGTAATCATATGCTTCATAACTAACCATAACGTCCTCATCATCTTCGTCGTCTTCATACATATCGTTATGTTCTCCTTTGAATGTTTCATACATCTCATCTTTAGCCATATCGTATTCATCCTTGTGATGGGTAATTGCTAAATCTGTAGGTGGTTCATTTTTATCCTGTTCGTTTCCAGTAAGAATATCTGCCCAACTCTCAAGACCCATATTCTTTAAGGTTATTTGAAGTTGACGCTCTTCATCATCAACCTTGTAGGATGCTATTAATTCTTGTTTTCTCCTCTCACGAAGCTCTTCAACAGCTTTCTTGAGTTTAGATGGCTCTACAAGAGTATTTTGTAATGCCATTGCAAGCTTTTCCAAAACAAAATATACAATTGTGCATGTCAGTCTCATGTTATCTTGCATAACAATGTTGTTCTCAGCAATCGAAAGTTTTTCATGCAGTGTTTGTGATTTTTTCAACATGGTGTGCATAGTGTGAATAAAGACGTAAGCTAATACAGAAATATTCTTTACAATAACTTCATCGTTATCGGTGTTAAAATACAAGTGTTCAATTGTCTTCGTCATGATTATTGGTTCATTAAACTGCTGCAAGATGGTTTGATAATGTTTGTTATTCGAAACACTTACTATAATTGAGTACAAAGGGTCAGTACGCAATGCAACTTCGTCGTTAGTTTCTTTAGACATCTTCTTTATGTTGCGAATTGTCCCTAAGACTGATGTTAGTTTCATTCTCATGAAGTTAAACAACACGTTTCTTGTTGTCTTGATATCTTCAATTATACTTCCCACATCTACAATAACAGATTTAACGTAGCTACTCAAATCATTGTTTATTTTGTCGGATGCATGCATCTTCAACATTTCCATGAAAGCATCCCATTTTTGATGCATCAACGGGTAAAACATGTCATCCCACCAAGTCATTTTGTCAAAGTTGTTTGCGCAATCCACTAAAGTTGCATGCAGTGCTTCGTCGTCAATATGCCCTACAAACTTAGTTATTTGATTCTGTGCTGTTTCACCAAGATAATCATCTTTAACTTTTGTTAGTATTGCTGACACCACATCGTTACTTTGCTGTATTTTGTATTTTGAAAATATATTTTCAACTCCTTTTGCCTTGTTGTTAGGATGAAGGTTGACATCATTGTACATTTGCAATGGCAAGTCTGATAATTTGCTTTTTGCAACTTTATATGTATTAGAAGTCTCAAAGTAATCAAAGAAGTCTGTATCCTTTCTAAGAATCTCGGCACAACATGCGTTGAATAGATTGGGTACGTTTAATATACTTTGCTTTGCTATCTTTGAGCTAGCAACTGTCTCTTGAATTGCTTTCATGTAAGTAAGCACTTTTTTGTTCTTAGCACTTGTTTTTTCAATACTTCCAAATTTAAAGTTGGGTTTGAAGCCTTGCATCTCAGTGTTTTCTATGTCACGTTCATGATGTATATGTTTATAAGATGCAATCTTTGGTTTTACGATTTCAAGCTGCACCTTGAGTTCAACGTTGTGAAGTAATATTGTGTCAATAGCTTCTTTGATTGAAGTTTGTATTTCTTGTTGATCTTTCTCATAGAACAATGCAAACCGTACATCATCACTAACACTTATCTTTGTCAACAAACATGCAAAGTAGCTAACCAAAGACCGTTGTGAATCGGTCTTATCAGATATAGGATAACCAACGTATGACATCAATTTCACACAACTTGGAATGATAACTTGAATAGTGTAATCTGGATACCTAATGAAGATAATAATAATAATGTATGCAATCATTGTTCTCAACACATTAAAATAATATTTTGATATCAGTTCATTTTCTTTCTTCTGCTTTGCTTGATTTAGTTTGTCTTTCAACAACTGAAGCTGTTCCTTAGTTGGTTTCAGTATGTTTACATTGTACTTCTTCCAGTAAAGCATCTCAAGTTGTTGCAATGTCTGTTCAATGCTGGAGCGCGGATAGAGCGCATTTATATTTTGCAAAATATAAACAAACTCATTCGTGTCTAAAGGAACTTGAATGAAGGAAAGCAACATGTTCAGAGTGTCTTGATTCTCTATTTCATCAACTTTCTTTTGTGCTCCTTGCTGACCAGAAACAAAGACAAAGTTTCCTAAATCATTCCCATCAATTTGATAATCTGCATCATCCACATTACCAAGACTACCATCGTAATCTTCATAGTCAATGTGCTCATGATGTTCGAATAGTCGCATTGGTTGATGTGTTTCCGGAGCATACGTATTCAAATACTCATACGTTGTGATGTCTGTTTTGATAATTTTATCAATTTGCTCATAGTTCTCTAACACGTCCAACACATTCTTGAGACTTGCTTGAATACTCTTTAACAACTGATAGCGGTGCATTACCTTGGCATCCTTATTTGTTCGGCACACATCATCAAATGATTGTTTGATACATGTGTTTATCTTGACCAAATCATTGAAACTTACAAGTGGACTATCAGTACATACTTTGAAAGGTGTTGTGAATTGCTTAACCCACATCTCATAACCATCGACAATCTTGCGGACATATACAATATCACTATATGTGGTGTGCAAAACACACATATCCCCTGGGCGAACACGCCTCTTACCTTCCAAAACAGCATCTACCTCAAAGTCAAGGTCCTTCTTAGAAATACCATACTTATTGCCCATTAACTCATTTATTACATGCATTTTTGTCTCATTGGCAGATTTTGCTGAAATTCCTTGTAGTATGCCGTAAGGTGTTTTATCCAACTTTTTGTCAAAATATATAGATTTGCCATTGTCCGCAACAAGTTTGTCAAGCTTCTTATACTCCTTGCTATACTTTGGAGCACATAGATTTGATGCGTCCTTAGGTCCTGAAGGAGAAAAATCAAGCTTGTCGAGTTCGTCTTCGACTTTCATCAGGTCTTTTTTGTACTTTGCCAAAGACTGAATGTTTTTGTTGTATTTCCTTTTCAAGTTAAGTTTCAGGACACTCAAGACGTAATATGCTCCATTGTCTCTATTGCTTTTAAGATACCTGAAGCGATTCAAAGCATCATCAATATAACTGTCTTGAGAAGGATACTGTTGTTTGTAGTATTCAAAGAGAGTGTTGTGATGATTGAAGTCAAGTAAGGGTGTAGTGTTCTTGTATGGTATCTTGCTTCGTGGTTGAACCGCATGCATCCGTCTCCGTCTTGGCAACTTACTTTTGTTAAATATGTAAGTGAGCAAATTGTATATGTCTTTTGGTAAGTCGTTGATGCTTATTCCATGGGTTGAAAGAAGTTTTTGTTGCAGTTCCCGAATATTCCTGTATGCATGAAAATGTGGTTCATGCATCACAAGCAACTCAGCAACCGAATTGGGCATGATGAAAGATTGTATATCTTCGATGGTGTACTTTGAGTCATGTGGTAACCTAAACAATATGTTATTTGATAACAGTTTTCTTTTTGAAAAGCAATCTTCTACATGTATCTTTGCAGAATACAGTAATACATGGTTTTGCAGAATATCGTCTAAACTAAATGATATAGTGTCATATTTTGTTTTGTAATCCTCATAGGCAGTTTCATTCAAAGAAACAACAATATCTTTTTTGTTTACATGAGTGACAGTTCCTGTAAGTGTCTGTTTTAGCTTTTTGAAACCTTCATCAAATACAGGACGGTTGAACAATACATGCACCTTCTCACCTTCCTTTAGTTTTTTGACTTGATATATATATTCATTGATGTCAAACTCCTCAAAATGTGTGTCGTCGCTTGCACGATTAAAAAATCCAATGACATTAACAGTATCACCATCATAGTATGTCACATCGTTTCTTTTTACTTGTCCGACTAGACGAATTGTCTCTGTTCTGTCGCTTGCACAATCAAATTCATCAAATATACAATGACGAATAGCATCTTGGTCTTGCATTGGCTGATACTGGAGTGTATGAATGTCATTGCTTTCTCTATTAGAAAAAGGTGCGTATAAAGCATAAAGCTTGTTAGCCGACTGTATTGATGATTGCTTAGATGCGTCTCTATTGATAGAATTGAATTGTGACAGAAAGTTGGACAACTTTTCACTTTTCATGAAATGTGAATACTCATACTCCTTGTTTTGTGTATGGTCATCTTCTGTTGCAAAGTATGTCAATTTATCACTGAAAATAACTGGCTTTAAGTTCTTGATAACAACATTGACCTCTAAGGGATACTCGAAAAACATTTTCGAGTAAGCCATCACCTTATTCCGCAAGGATGTACCGTTTCTGTATTTGTCTATTACAAGGTTGGTGATGGCTGCATTGATTTGATCTTTGTTAAGTCTAAGAATCGCATCATCCTTCAAAATTTCTTCTTTGACTGACACCAGTGGGATTATTTCTTCAATGATGTCATCATCCAGTGAAATCAAAATATCGTCATTGAACTCCTCTGCTGACATAGGTTCAATTTAGATTAAAAAAAGATATTAATTTTCCAAAACACTCATGAAGTCTTGAACTTCAACGATATCCTTCAAATCATTTGTAGAAGATATCCACTCTTTGACTAAAATCTTAAGCTTTTTGATTATTTCGTGTGTGCGTTGCGTCAAAAAGTCAATTGTGAATGCAACATCAGTTTCTATGTCTGTTTTGAACTTGATTTTCATAACCATCACTTCGTCTAGTGGATGTGGTTGGTAATAGCCAATGTATTCCAATACATTCTGATTTGAAGACATTTCTCTCATACATAGGTTGTAGATTTGTGATTGAAGAACATTCATAAGCGTGAAGTTCTCTTTTCTAACTTCTACTTGATAGAAGTTTGGTACTCCTGGGAGTTTCAGCACTCTCAAATCATTTGCTTCTTTGTCTTGTAAGTTTGCTGTAAACTTCTCAAGCTTCTCAATCAGTATCTTGCACCCTTTAAAGAACAGATACGAGCAACGCATTGCACATTCACTTTCTAGTTTAAAGTCAAATGTATCCGCTTCGTCATATTTGTTTTTCTTGAAGCAACGGAAAACTTCAAGCGTGTTGAAGCGTTTCAGTAATAGGTCTTTCTCATCTCTTTTCAAACTTCTTCCTAATTCTCCCTCTCGTTTCCTCACCATCTCTTCAAACTTCTTTTCTGCTATATCTTTATCTATTGTATTTCCATAGGAGCAACAACTCACAGGAGACCAACGCGAATGTTTCATTGCATTGTTTAGTGTAGCTATGCATTCAAGGTCAATGGCTTCTCCACGAGGTGGTGAAATCTCATCATGTAGATTGGGCTTTAGTTTTGTGAGTAGAATATATTCTTTGGTTGTTGGGTTCTTGGGCAAAATGCGTTCCTTCAACGATTCTGGATACTTCTGTCCATTCGCGTCATAGATATCAATATCCTTTGTAGTTACCTCAATTGTGTCATATGTACTATTTTGTTTTTTCAACACAAACTTGAATTGTGATGGGTCAAAAGTATTTATCTCATTCTCATTAAAACACAAAGGAACCATAGATATGCGATGTGCAAGAAACTCATTGTGCAATGCACATGTGTTTTTATTGATTGTGATATCATTATGTTCAAGGTCATTTGGGTCAAAATGAAATGCTGTATTGGGAATTTCTGATAGAATGATACGCCTGATGGAGTTGATGATGGAAACATCAGTATTGTTGATAGTCATGGACAAACGCTTGTTGCCACTACGCACAATGTTTGTGAAGGTTGTCATATTACCTTTCTACAACAAAATAAGTTTATCTTATACTTTAAACAAATAAAATTCAAATTTTATGAATATCTTTAAATTGTTTCATTTCTCGTTCAACTCTTCTATAAGTCTTGTCTCTTGATAAAAACATTTGTTGTCCGCGCAATAAAGTTGTCCATTCACAACATCCTTCAGTCCAAGTTGTGGCAATAGCATGTTGTAGTCAGTTGGTACATCATTTGCAACAGGTGCAACAGGTTTTCCATACTTTGGAATCATATCTTTACTATTTTTATTTTTCCTAAAAGTGTGCTCTGTGCATACTGCATCTGTCGTATTGTACTTTGATAGTGCGTCAGTATAGTGTAATGTACCTATTAAACTTGCTGCACTGATGTTTTCAAAGTATTGTAACGCCGACAACAAGTTATCTGATATTTGCTTATACTGGCGTGGGTTGTCAATGTACGCTTTTTTATTGCTTATAATGTCTTCCAAGGTTCTAATGTGATTTTCGTCAATAACCAATGGTGCTGTGGCTTTATTGCTTGTGAATGTTTTAATGCGAGTTAATAGTGTAACACATTCTTCTACCACTTTTTCGGTGATGATTCCACCCTTCTCATTAAAAGCAACACGAATGCTGTTGGTATCAATGTAAGGAACAGGAGGAGGATTGTTAGCCATGCGCGAGATGTTGACTACCACAAACACTCCTATTACAAGATCTTGTAATGCTAAAGCAACAGGAAATTTTTTATTGAGAACACCTTGCTCTAATTTGGGCTCAATTTCTTTAACAATTGTCTCAAATACTTTATTAGAAAATGATTTTTGGTTCACTTTCATTTTAAAACACTCATTATCGGCACAATAAGCTGGTAGGCACGGTTTGTGGAATAACGGAGAAATATTAATACAATTTTTATTCTTTTCAAACATAATGTCTTTTATAATGGTGCGCATCTCTGACAATGAAGTGTTGATAAACTCTCCTTCTTTTCTTCTAACAGTACAAATATGTTGATAGTAACTCTTCCTACATTTCACATCCAGTAACAGTTCCAGAGCCTCCTTCACAATTGCAAAACATAATGTATCAATTGACGCATATTGTTTTATGCTATCCAGTACCTTTATTCGCTCATAATTCGTCTTGTCTGTAAATTTATAAAAGATATCCTTGAAGCGAAAGTAAGATGATTGTTCGAGCCAAATACCGATGTATTTGAAGAAAGGGTCATCAAAAAACTTTCCCATTTCAGTGTATATTTCTTGAACGGAAAAGGTCTGTTCATACGTTGTTGCATCTTTTGTTCCTTTATAATCTGGACCATGTGGGTGAGGAGCTTTTACTATTATTCTTGTTAGATCTTTTATTTCACTCAGATCATATGTCCCTATCTTAAAATTAGCACTTTTTTCTAAAGAATAACTTTCAAATAATACAATATTTTGAGCAGTGTTATACGCAGTTATTTCCTTTCCATTTAAGCTTCCTATGTGTTTATAGAATGGTGTATTACTCTTGAATTTTTCACCAGAAGTAATGGTATGGTATATTTTATCTTTATAGTTGTTGAGTTTTCCCAAAGCTTCTAATCTGTTCTTAGTAAATTTGGGATTTGTGACATCCAACTCTATTCCTTGTCCAAGTGTCAAGAAATCATACAGGATAATCTTATCTTTCGTTACTTTATCTTGTAAAATGGTATTTTTAAACACCTCATCACGGATAAACGTCATACCATTTTTTACGTCATTGTTGTTGTTGTGCACTTTGCTGAAAATGTTGAAAAATGCATTCGTATTGTTTATGAACATTCCCATTCCTCTGGTTGCATTACCATCTTGAAAATTAGTCATGTAGTTCTTGAACACATCCAAAATCTCTTTTTTTGACAATTTTAGTAGAGTATTCAAGGAATCAGACACATTTAGGTTTGGATTTAGAAATTCAATTATGTTGACAAATACACTCGAGATAAACACTCCATAATCTTCAGCATTTGTAAACATAGATTTTACGTAGTTAAATTGGATATCTTCTATTTCCTCAATTTTCACACCTGTAGGTAAGATTGGATTTATCTGGTGCCTCAACAATTTTATGTCTCCCTCAGATATGTCTGTCTTCACGGTGTTGCGATAAAGCTTGAAGAATTCTTGTGTTCTATCATGCATCACATAATCACAACTTTCATCAAAGTATCCACCCTTCATTACTTTGGGACGTTTGCTACCTACTTTCTTTATAGTCTTTTTATTCTTATTGCGGTGTTTGGTCAAGACTTTCCCTCCTTCTAGACCATATAAACTCTTATCTTTTTTGCTGTAAAACATATCTCCTGGTGCGGTATCTTCCCTTACACGAAGAAAACCAAGCAATTGATTTTCATCATCACAATCAAAAGCATTTTCAACTCCAGCAAAATCTCCGATGATAAGTGTCCGTTTGTCATTGAAAACATTGTAACTGGTTCCAAAATTTATAAATATCAATGTATGAGAACGTGAGCTATTGGGATTGTTTGTAGTTGCTTTAACAAACCTATCATTGTCAATCATATGTATTATTACTTTACCTAGAGATGTCCCTTTGTTAAAACGGGTTGTGGGAGCACCAACCCTGTCTTTGAAGGCGTTCTTATGTGAATACTCATTTGACAACACAAAATCTGAGATGTCCCCATCAACGTATTCAAAATATAACACTTCCGATTCGCGTGTCTTTACTACGTAGTTATTTTTACTCAAATTTTCTAATTTATTATAAAATTCATAGCACTTAACACGTATCTTTGGATATGACTCTTTCAATGACATACATAAATGCATAAGGACACCATTCTTGTTGAAGTCATCTGCTTTATTGAAATAAATCAAAGTTGAAGTCTTACCTGCACCTGATGCACCATATCCTATCAAAAAAACTGGGCGTGGCTCATTTGAACTCAAGTGCGTTATTACCTCAGTCATTTGTTCTGCAATCATTCCATTAGTCATTTCTTGTGGGAAGATACGCGTGAACGGTCCAAATAAGTATTCCTCTTTGTATCTCTTTACTATGAGGTTTTCTGCTATCACTTCAAAAGATGCATCAAATCTTGGTTTTTTATATAGTGCCCCGTAATTGTTTTCGAGGTTTTCATGCACCACTATCCTGCCTCCTTCTTCTTTTTTCCTGCTGTAGTATGGAATAGGATGTTCATTGTACTTTACCAACAATGTTGTTCTTGCAGATTTGTCATCTCCTGTATTAGTATACATTCTGAAACGGTGATTATACATGGGTATTCTATCATCATTTCTTACTTTGACATACGTTAGTACATTTCGTATTAATCTTTCACGTAATATGTTATTTATTTTGTCGGCAAGAGAAACTTGATTGGATTTTGACTCCACATTCTTATAGATGTTTGTAACAAAAGACACCAAGAAAGGTAGGCTACGTGCTAAATGAAACACACATAGTTCGTAGAATACACTTGCGGACGCAGAAGTTGATTGTTCTTCAACAATTAATGAGTTTTGTATCGCTTGTAGGAACCGGTCAATGTATAGAAACTTAGTTTCACATTTTTCAGTTCCCTTTAAAATTATGTTACAATTATTACTGTCATTGGGAATGTACACACTTTCATACTTGAGAAAGTTATCATTGTAAAATGTTGATATTTTTGAATTGGTTTTGAGCTGAATCAATAATGTCACATCAATGTATAAAAATTTATACATCAACATGATGAATAAATTGCGGTTGATAACATTATTGCTTTCATCAAACAACTGCAATTGAATATCAAATGTTGGATCTTGCAATTGTTGAATTACTGTTGTGTACAGGGATGTAAATGCATATGTTACAGGGCTAAGAAGAATGATTTTCATAAGGGAAATGTACTGTTTAATTATTTGTATGTTGAATGAATCTCTATAACCCTGTCCATTTACACTTTCTTTTATGTACAACTTATCATAAGTGATGTTACCTGTATTAACAAAGTTTTTCAATTCAACCAACGTGTTCCATATACCACTTTTGCTTATATCGAGGGTTTCAGTCAAGGAACCAGATTTAGAATCGGGTTTGTAATCGTTTTTAATAATCGGCACAAATGTGTTGAAGAATTTCATTAGAAAACCATTTTCATCATTGATTCTGTTAGTAGAAGAGTATGGAGACAAATTATTATCAATTTCAACGTATATTTTACTATTGTCGTCCAGTTCTTTGTGCACTTGTTTATATAATGTATCTGTCATGTCTGCTATGTGTTCTGGCATTTGGGTGCAAATGGAAGTAAGGGAGTATGGATGAAAAACTTTAATGCATGATGTACATGATGGGCTGTTACTGTTGCCCTTGCTGTTGCCCATGCTGTTGCCAATTGATTGTTGTGTTTTTTCGATAAGTTCGCCTATGTTTTCATCTGCTTTTTTTTGTATTTGCGTTATTTCTTGTTTAACGGTTGTGGTCATTTCAGGTATCTTGGATGGATTTTCTTGTGCTACAACATTGGCTTTTGTTACCACGTTTTGTATTTCTTTTGCTGCATTCTGGCGTATTTCCTCTGCTTTTGCAAGAACAACATCTTTTTGTTGCAAGACTTGTTGTAATTGTGATATTTGTTCTGCAACATTACCTTCAGATGCCTTCGATTGAATGATTGATTGTTCCACGTCAGTGAAATTTCTTTTCATTTTCTGCAAGATATCATTCAACTTCTTTAAGCATTCATCATCAACATTAGAGTTAGACATCTTTCGAACTTCTTCCACGGATTTCATGATTTCCATTGTCAAAGAAAACCTGGCTGAATTGGCACCTTCAAATGATTTCAATGAATTAATCTGGTTTTGAAGTGTAGTATTTTTATTTGTTACATCATTCAATTTGTCCATCAGGCTACTTATTTGTTGTTCTAAAGCTTTCTGTTTCCTATTGGCATCATCTAGTATTCGCTTTGCAGCATTTTCCTTGTCTATCATTAGCTTAGATATAACGTCAGCATTTGATGTAAGAGGTGCATTGACAATTTTATCATTTGCTTTAGAACGGATAAGATGGGCTCTTTCTTCAGCTTCTTGTATGATTTGCTGTCCTTGTTCACGAGCACTTTGAATTATTGCATTAGCTTGATCCTCAAGTTTGTTTGAGTTTGGATTAATCCTTGGAGTATTTCGAAGGTCTCTTAACTGCATTTCAAGGCTTGCTATTTTTTCTTCATATTCGTCAAGTAGTTGCTGTTGTTGCTCAAGAGTCGCCACTTCAGCTCTTGCCTTCTTGGCATTTGAGAGAGCATTCTGTAAAGCTGTTTGTTGTGTTTGTACTTGCATCTGTAAATCAGCAATTACTTTAGATTTTTGCTTATCTTCTTCAGACATGTTAGCAAAACTTTGCAAAGTTTCTATCTCCTTTCGTAAGGTTTGTATAGTGTTTCTTGCTTCGTTCAACTGTTCCTTGTATTGCTCGATTGAGTTTTTATGTCTTGAAACATTGTCTTGAATGGTTTGTGCATACCGTTTGGCTTCAGCCAGTTGTTCAGATAAACCAGTATTTGTTGTTGTATTTGTTTGACTTCTTTGCAGTGCAGCTTGTAGCTCTCTTATCTTACGTTGTGCTTCAGATAGTTCCATCTTCAACTCCTCGTTGTTTTCTCCATTAATCTTAGCATTTGATAGTTCCTTTCGTGCTTGTGTTTCTTTTGCCCTGGCTTGTTCAAGTTCATGTGTATACTTGCTAATGACATTGGATAGTTCTTGAGCTTGTGCAGAACTTTGAGCTCTAAGTTGATTAAGCTCTTTTTCAAGACTGGTCACAGATGCATTTCTTGGAGTTTTGTTCAACCTTTCTCTTTGCAACTCATTTTCGAGCTCTGCAATTCTAAACGCATACTTGAAGTCATCGCTTCTTGAATTTCCTGCAATATTCAATGCCTGCAATCTTTGTTGCAACTCTTTAACTTGTTGTTTTGCATAAAACAACTCTTCATTATTAACAGAAGCATTTTTGTTGTCTCTCAAAATAGTATATCCTTCCTTAGCATTTTGCAAAAGATACTTTAACCTTGCAATTTCATCAGCCATTTGTGTTACTTTCTGGTTTGAATTTCCAGTTAGTCTCTGCAACTCGCGTTCAAGCTCATAGGCACGTTGTTTAGCAAATTGTGTTTCATTCTGTAGTTGCCTCACATTCTCTTTCGTATCACGCATTTTGACAAGTTGTTCTATGGCTTCCTTTTCTCGTCGCTTTGCACTATCCAACTCAAATTGGAGATTGGAAATAACGCTATCTTTTGCTACGTTACCTGAAGGAACTTTTCTCAGTCTGTTTATTTCATTTTCCAACTCTTGTATCTTAAACTTTGAGGCAACATTGGTTCCTGAATTTTTCATCATACGTTCTTTTTCAATTTGAAAAAGCAATCTTTGCTCATTTTGTTTTGCTTCATCAAGTTGCCTCTTTAATTCCAGAAATTGATTTGATATCCTCGCAGCATTTTGGTCACCGTTCCTTGCTGACTTCAAGATTGACAATTCCCTCTTCAACATATCGGTTTCATAGGCACATGCTTTTGCACTATCTAAAGCAGATTTGAGTTCTTGAATTTGCTTTTGACTAGTTGCATTACTTGGTTGTTTCTTGAGTTGGGCTTCAAGCTGTGCAACTTGTTGCCGTAAAAGCGCTTCATTGTTTCTTGATGTCCTTAATTCATTAGACACCATGTTAATCTGATTTTTCAAATCCTTATCGGTGATAAGTTTTGCATCTGTAATCATTGTATTGACTGTGCTCATTGTATTTTGAAATCGCTTTGCCAACTCTTGAAGATTAGATTGTGTATCTTCTTGCAAAGTAGTTCTTTTGAGTTCCGCCATCCTCTCAATATTCTTTGCTTCCTCAAGTTTTCCTTGCGCATACATTTTTTGTGCTTGTGCCTTGGCATTACTCAGTACCTGTGCAATTTTACGATTGGCTTCTTCTTGCACCTGCTGCTTCACCTTGTCAAGTTCATTCTGTTCTTTAAGCTTCAACTCTTCAAGTTTCTTCAAGTTATCATTGTTTGGATTTTGTTGATATGTTGTCAAAGCTTGTCCAAACGATGGTGGAATAACTGTTGTGATGTCGTTGCTGTCTTGAAACTGCCTACTTTTCATGATACCAAAAATAAGTGCTCCTATACTTAGAGCGGACAGGGTTGCTTCCATCCTTTTATATTATATACCATTATTTATTGTAAAAAGTGCGTTTTTCACTTGTTTTTTTTACAACTTACATTAATAAGATGCAGAAAGACATATTATTTTTCAGTAATGCATGTGGGTTTAGCAAGGAGATATTGCAGATTATTGCAACACATCACCTTAAAGATCGTTTCATGTTGGTTTCAGTGGATAACAGGAACCTCAAGCTCCCTCCGTTTGTCGACCGTGTTCCTTTACTGTACACTCATGGAAAGAAACTAATAGCCGATGAAAATCTATTGAATTATGTGAAGAGTTTTGTGAGTGTATCTACACTTCAGCCCTATGCATTGGTTGGTACGAACACAACATCGTATACAGACAACTTCTCGTTTTTGCAGGAAACAGAAACTGAGTTGGGGGATAGTTCACGAAACTTCAATATATTGGGTTTTGAGCAACCAATATATGTATCGAAAGAAGAAGAGAACAACAACAATATGAATACATCCCTTGAGAAGTACATGGCAGACCGAGATGCTGATTTGCAAAAAATATTGGGAACGAAGCGGACAATATTATAAGTGATATAAGAATAATTTTGTTCTGCAATGTATATAGTAAAAATGGCGGACAAGTTGACATTTTTTCGTTTGTTCAACAAACATGCTGATGAATTTTGTAGAGATCTTGTTTCCACATTTCCAGAGGTCTCAGAGTTTAAGCAGTTGAAGTCTGCACTATTGCTCGTGAAGAACCTAGATGAAAGAAAGCCACAAGAAGTTTTTGTAAAATTTTTGACCCAAGATATTAGGAACAGTATTCTTACAAAGGATGAAGCATTCTTCCTGACAGAAGTGCACAACCACAAGCATATCATTAAACATGTAGAAGAGGTGGATGGTTCTCAATGGGACGGTATTGTGGATATGTTGCGTGAACTTTGGGGAACATTGGATGAAAGTAACAAAGATGTAATATGGAAATACTTTCATGTCCTCGTTGCAATAAGCGACAAGTGTGCTTGAACGGATACTTTTCTTTTTTGTCCCAATTCTATTTAAGCAAAAAGACAATTGTGCTAACTAACAAATAAATGGAATCATCATCTAAGTTTTTGTATGTTTTCAACAAATTGTTCAGCTCGTTCATCAAGACTTTAAAAGAAGTCAGTGAGGAACTTAAGCCTGTCATCAAGAAGCACTATAAAGTAATTGACAAGTCATCTAGTCAGTATTTTGAGCACTTTTGGAATAGCGTAGAACCAAAGTGGAAGGACTTCGTTGAATCTGAAAATGTGAGGGATGTTGACCATCTCAAGGATGTTGAGGTTGCTATTGAATTGAACCTTGATACCCTTTTCAACTCTGTGAAAGATGAAGATAAGGAGACCATTACAAGTCACATTTACTTGCTGCTAATTTTTGCCTACCTTTATGCTGAAATCAACAAAGAAACTTCACCAGTGCATGAAGATGCAAAACAAGAAGAAAGCTCATCTCACGTATTGTTCAACAATGTTGTAGGATTGTTGAGCCTCATACAAAACAATAAAAAGGGCAGTGACACCTATAAGGAACTTATGGATAGCATTGTTGATGATGATATCGTCAAACTCCTTTCCAAGGTTTCCACTGTCTCTGGTCCAGTTCCTAAGCAGTTTGGTGCATCATCTTCAGCAACAGATAATCCATTAGAGTTTTTGCAAGGACTTGAAAACAGTAAAATTGCTAGTCTAGCAAAGGAAATCACAAGTGAAATTGATTTGTCTAACTTGAATATTGACAAACCCGAAGACATCAGCAAGTTGATGGATATGTCCGATGGCAATAATTTCCTAGGAAACATTGTTTCAAAGGTCAGCAATAAGCTCACTGAAAAACTAAACACAGGAGAGCTGAAGCAGGAAGATCTAATGAATGAAGCAATGTCTGTGATGGGGGCATTGAACAATGGGGATGGATTGGGGGGGCTATTGAAGAATATGGGTGGGCTTGGTGGCTTAGGAGACTTGATGAATAACCCTATGATGGCAGAAATGATGAAAATGGCTAAGAAAGGAAAGGTTCAAACAAAAAACACCCATGGGTCACGCAAAAGCTCTGGCATGTCAACTCGTGACAGGTTAAGAAAGAAACTAGATGAGAAAAGGAGAGTACAACACCAAACAGAGCCATAGTGCCTTACAAAAACATCAATAAATTATTTTTATAATCTGGTTATACAATAAGTATAAACATGGAGAAGATTTGGTACAAAGACATCAAAAATCTTATCAATGAGAACAACGTGGATAAGTTCTTCCCATCTCCATCAATGACATTTGAAGAAAAAATGAACAGCATCATGAGGCTGTCCATATATTTCAGTATTGTTCTCTTGATAATAAAAAAAGATATCAATGTGTTTTTTGTTCCATTGCTAACAGGTATATTCACGTGGTTTCTGTATAGCGGAGAACAAAAAAAGACAAAAAACGAAGAATTTTTTCTAAGCAAAATGAATCTCTACAAAGACCCAAGAACATCTAAATTATGCTATAAACCAACACCTAACAATCCGTTTATGAATATTTTGATGTCTGATTACAGCCAACAACCAAGGCGTCCACAAGCGTGCAATATCACACAAGGACATGTAAAGAAAATTGCACAAAAGTATTTTGACAAAAACTTATATCGAGATGTCAGTGATATTTACCAAAAAAACGCATCTGACAGGAACTTCTACACAACACCATCTACAACCATTCCTAATGCTCAAGATGACTTCTTGAAGTTTGCATACCCTATCGGTAAAACATGTAAAGAGGGCAATGGCAACGCATGTCTCCAAAATACTTTTCGCAATATCTTGAAATAAATTAATTATTAGTATAATATAATACAACATAATGCATGAATTCGATAACTTTGCACGGTTAGCCGATGACCAATGTGCTTTGGTTGCTAAGGAACTCCAAAATAGATCCATTGGAGATTACTTGTTGTTCAACTCATACCAAACATCCATTTGCAATAAGGATAAAAATAAGTTTGATGACTTTGTGGCAAACAACCCTAACTTGAGGTTCAAAGATGGTGCTGGTTTTTTAAACGGATGCGTTGTGGATAATGACTCGTCATTACGAAACGGTTCAAAGCTTACTCATGACAAAGAAAAAATTCAACTATCTTCGAGATGGCACCAGGCTGTTCCTTCCTTCAACAAGGGTGGTCTAGTGGTCAATGTTGATACAAGGATGAAAATGGCGGAAGATACAACAGTCATCCGTGAGTGCGATAAGGTGACAGAGAAAGACTTTAATAGGTTCATTCCTTTGCCACCATGCCTTGCAAGTAGTATTCAAAATCCAAAACACATCATTCAACCTTTTGTGCGTGGAGGAGAGCCTACTCGTCAATATGTTCAAGACTCACAATGGTTGAATACGTGTGGTTTCCAAAAACAGGGAAGTCTTTGGAAACGCACTTAGAAAAAGTTAATATTTGACGTTTTGTTTTACTTATTTTTCTTATAGTTACAATAAACAAACTATGAGTTTTACCAGACTACAATACGATACCTGCACTTACAAACAAGAGCTTGGAGATAATATATCTGTCCTTGGATACTTACTTGACCCTATCAAGTATAATCATTGTTCCCCTTGCCGTTCAGAACTAGGAACTGTTGGTGGTAATAATGTGTCTCAAGCTACTGGGAACCTTGTTGACTTGGAAAATGACCTCCTTGGTATCAACCGCGGACATTCACGTTGTGCTGTTACACGTTTCTTACCAAGAGGAGATGATAAAGTCCAAGGAAAAGACTTATACAAAAACACTGTATTTCCTGTTGTAGAAACTACGCCAAAACACTTACGCTCTTGCCAGTTCTTTGATGTCCCCGAGGTTCCTCACCCCCCAGCACTTAAACCTTTCACATGTTCAAAGTGAAAAAAAATATATATTCTACATCTTTGCAAGATGCGGTAAGACTTCAAGAAGGAAATAGGCTTTTATCCAAAACTGCTGACAATTATTTTTGTACTCGATGTTTTTGACATCTCCAAGCATTGATTTCCTTCCAACATTCTTCCTGAGTTTTGTTAAGAATGTTGTTATCCAATCCACTGGATCATTGTTAATCCATCTTGGCACCTCGTCATCAAATTCTTCATCTTCGTCTTCACCATAATCCTCATTTTCACCGCTCACAACATATGTGTATTTGATTGGTTTATTACTCTTTTTGGTAATAAACGATGTGAATACATCGATTGAAGGGAAAGGGTCGTCTGTTGCATTGTAGATTGTTATTACTATGTTCATCTTGACACCTGATTCAAAATCCAAAACAAGTTCATGTTCAACATAATCATCTTCAATCGGTTTAAAGAGTGTTTGCTTTGCATTCTCTTTCAAGTCCTGTTTAAATCTTAACTTGTTGACAACCTCTGCGAACATAGATGATTTGTTGAATGATGACATGAAACTGTCTTCAGTGTTTACTAAATCATCTATAAGATCTGCAAAAGTTTCGTTGTATTCCTTAAAATGTGCATTATCTTCAAGCAATCCACTGTTCGCATAGCCATTCAAAAACATGTCCAAGTGATTGTTTCGCAAATTCTCATCTGTTGAGAACTTTTTCTCCAATCCCAAGCACACAGTTGTGAAATGATGTAAAATGTGAATTATCTTTACATAATCCTGATGTTGAAGCTGTTGAAACTTTGTTTGTAGTTCACGTTTACAAAGTCCAATAGATTTTCCAGAAGCAATAAGCCGCACAAATTCCTTGGAACTATTAATATGTTTGACAACCTCAAACTTCAAATCATCATTGAGCTCGTTGAAAGAACCGTTGAATGCCATTTTTGAGTGAAGTTAAACTTTACAACAATAAGATGAGTGTATATTTTACAATATGAATAATCAATTTTTTTTGATTAATTGTATGTTTATTTTTTATCCATCTATGTTAAACTGATAATGAGCCTTACAGGTCTTCCATATGATGATTGCTCTTACACCCACCGATTAAACGAGTCTATTGGTGCTGGGGACTACATGTTGAATACGCCTCGTCCATGCAAACCATGCTTCGTTGTGTCACCTGGTGTTTTTGTTGACAGGTTTGGTGCTTCATTGTGCGAAAAAGAGTTGATTGATGTCAACAGTGAGCTTCTTAACATCACTAGAAAAGCAAGCGACTGCCCAAGTAAAAAGTTCTTGCCAAAAGCAGAGCCTTTTTGCAATCCCACGCACTACAAAGAGTGTGAGTTCTTGACGAGAGAAGACACATTGATAAGCAATCCAAAGTGTACAGGAAAGGAAACTACTGTCAATAGGTGGGAATGGTTGTGCAGAAACCCACAAGATTATGCTATCAGACCCTTTGAATGGTTTGTTCCTAACAGGATTGTAGTGAAAGACAGCCACCGCCCATGTGTGGCAGAGCCAATATCACAAGAACTTGCACTACCTCCAACGCAAAATACAAATTGCCCTTCAATGTTGGATGAACAGTTTAAGGAAGGAGAATGGATTCAACAAGTACCAAAACATCAAGCTCCCCCTGTTGGAAGCGTGTATGCCACAACTTGCGATAACACACGTAGATTATAAATTTTTTATGATAGTTATAAAAGAAAAAAATATATTGTATGTATATAATACAAATGTCTTCAAGCGATAAGAAACGCACTTTCACTATTCAAGGAAGTGATATCACCTTCAAGGGAGGTGATTACAAAGGAGATACACCAAAGGCAGCTGCTAAGAAGGCTGCCAAGCGTTTGTTTGCTTTAGCCAGAGACAAGAACTCATCATTTCACAGGTATGCTCATTTGACCACAATCAAGTTCATTCTTCGTGAAAAGACACGAGGCTCTGACAAAAAAACTTACTTTTATGAGGCTAATATTCATGAACTTACCGGTAATGCCGTTAAGTTTATCAAAGTCAAGTCACCTGAAAGTGAGGAAGCTGATGCAGACGGATACATTAAATACCCTATCACAAAGGAAATTAAGGTAGCGACTTGTGCTGAGCCTCACTTTGACCATTAATGTTATTTGTCCTTGACTTGTTTATAGGTTTATTTTTGTAAGAGTGCAAAATATTTGTTGATGCTGAAATGCATTTTGGTACAATATATTGCCCAAAGTATCTTGTTATCAATCTTTTCAACTCTTGTGGATGCATTTTGTTTCTCTGTATGTCTCTATTCTTGTGTATGGTTTATGTATTGTAAAAAATATTGTTAATAAGTTATAAGTATAATGATTGAGGTATATGTTCTTGCTACATTAGTAGCAATGGGTTACTTGATGAACAAAACGAGTAAGCCTGCCGAAATAAATGCAAAATACTTGAATGTTCGTGAATTGCCATCTCAAGATAACATATATGAATCTCAGCATTCGCAAAAAGTAGATTCATTTGAAAAACAACAAGCTACAAAAATGTTTGAAAAGTCCTTGAATCCTGTGAAAAACAACGTTATCTCTAGAAATTTTGGTTTAGAACAACAACAACCAAAAGTCAAGAGTTTGACAGGCGAATACATTGATGTTGAAAAATTTACTCACAACAACATGGTTCCTTTCTTTGGCGGTAACATCAAACAGAATATGAATGAACATTCTACCAAAAGTATTCTTGAAACACATACAGGAAGGAGTGAAACGTTCAAAAATAAAGAGGAAGTCCCATGTTTATACGACAAAGTCAAAGACTTCAGTTATGTCAACGGTATTGATAACAAGGACGATTTCTATAGAGAACGTTATCTTGAGTCACGTGTGAGAAATAATGTTGTTCCTATACCACAGGTGAGAGTTGGTCCTGGTGTAGGACAAGGATACACAGCCAATGCAACTGGTGGCTTTCATCAACTTGACGTTCAAGAGTTGATAAAACCATACTATAAATCAGTTGATGAATTGCGAGTTGCAACCAAGCCCAAGGAGACATACGATGGAAGGATTGTTGAAGGTCAGAAAGGTAAAGAAAGAGGAAATGTGCCCAATATAGTGAAGAACAGAGTTGACACTTGGTATGAACAAACTCCTGATATGTTGCTCAAAACTACTGGTGCTTACACAAAACCAACTGAAATACCTAATTTTAATGTCAAAGTGACTCACCGCAATGAGACGACAAGAGAAACTATTGGTGCGGCACAACATGCTGTACCAAAAAGGAAGCTTGATGAGTTTAATGTCAAACCATCTACTCGTCAGCAATTTGGCGAATTTGGATTGCGAAACACTGCTCTCAACGCCTATGGCAAGGGTGCCAAAGATGACTATGGTAAGAGCACAATCATGGTTTATGCAAATGAGCGTGATTTGACAACAACCCGTGTGTATCAAGGTAATGTACAATCGCTTATAAAAGCAATTATTGCACCATTACAAGACGTTATGAGGATTAGCAAGAAAGAACATGGTGTTGATAACCCAAGACACTTTGGAAACATGAATGTTCAAGTACCCGAAAAACCAACTATGTATGACCCGAATGATGTTGCAAGAACAACCATCAAGGAAACTTTAATACATGATGAGATGGGAATGGGAACGCTTACAGGTCCCAAGAAACTTGTTGTTTATGACCCGAATGATGTTGCAAGAACAACCATTAAGGAAACTTTGATACATGATGAGATGGGAATGGGAACAGTTACAGGTCCCAAGCGACTTATTGTTTATGACCCCGAGGAGATTGCAAAACGTACTTTGCGTGAAACATTAGAAAGAATGAGTTATGAAATGAATGTTAATGGAGGGGCACGTAGAGGAACCGTGTACGACCCTGATGATAAAGCAAGGACAACCATGAAGGAAACATTAGTAGAGGAAACTCATGAAGGAAACATTGACAGATTAGAAGGTCTTGGAACATATATCAATGACTATATTGCAAGAAATACACAAAAACAATTTGTGAGCGATAATGATTACTTTGGTGGTGCAAATCGACAAAATGCTGACGCATACAAAACAACAAAATATGATGCAAAGAATACCCAAAAACAATTTATTAGTGATAATGATTATTATGGAACAGCTGCGTCAGCTTATCAAAAGAAAGAGATGTCCAAGGAATACATTGACAATGCAGTCATAAGAGACAGAAAAGAACAAACTCTATATGGTAGAGAGCCAACACGTTCAGGTACAAAAGTTGCTGTCAGTGGGGATATGGTTAGCATTGATGTCAAAAAACCGCAATGTGATTTCCTGGTGCAAAGAGAAACATTGAATGCTGATAGACAAATTCAAGCAAGTGTCATCCCTGCCTTGGAACAGATTAATCTTACAAAAGATAGAAAATTGCAGAATACTCCAGATGACCGCTTAGACCCATCACTGCTTACTGCTTTCAACGATAATCCTTATACACAACCATTGTACTCTTATTGAGAGTGCGTAGCAAAAAAAAACTTTTTATGTGTAGGTTTTGTAATGGATTACAAATTCATTTTGCATACACGACGAAATGAGTTGGTGCGAAAGGTTCAAAAACATACTTCTTCGTTGTTTATGAGTGGAATTCAAAGTATTTATGAAGCTGTTAAGCGGAAAAACAAGGTGAAAAAGCATTTGTTGAAAGAATTTCAAAAATGCCTTGCGGACATCTCTATATGGTCTCAAGAAATACTAAAAAATGAACACAATCGTTTTGTGCGAGGTTTTCCAATGTTCGACAAAGTTATCAAGAGCATTTTCGAAATACAGACAAAACTGCACGGCAATAAACATATTGAAATAGATTGCACTGACTTCATGCATCAATGTTATTTGAATGTTGCAAGAAGCGTTTGGAAACAACCTTTCCTTGTGTACGATGTTGGTGTCGATAAGCTTGTTGTACAAAAGAATAAGTTAAAACTAGAAAGGGTTATTGTTGATGGAATTAGGGATACATTTGAACACTTTTTGCCACTCGAAGATGACGACATTCAATTTTATGAGCAAGAACCTATTGCAGAATATATTGCACCCAAACAAACAATTGATACACTTGATACACTTGATACACAGTATTTACCGTTCAATGCTTTTGAAAAAGGAGATGAAGAGGAGAACCCTATACTATTTGAAAGTAATGTTAATGACAAGCATAATAAGACAATAAAAACTGTAGAATATGTTGATGAACACAGTGAACACAGTGATTACAATGATGATATTGATGACAACAACACTGACATAGAAAGTGAGTCATATCAGGAAAGCGAAGAAAATGCTGAGGGAAACCTTGAAGATGAAGCTGAAGGCGTGGAAACTGAATTCGAAGGAAGCCTTGCTGAAGAAAATGCAGAAGAAGATATAGAGGAAGAAACTTATGACAACTTTGATAGGGTAGAAACATCAGTATGTGATATTGAAAGTGTTGCGGATGGAATGCAAAATGTAATTTATGAACCTAATTTTGATGTCCATTTACCATACACACAACAACATGACAACATAAACAACAAACTAACTGAAAAAAATGATGTCAAGAATATAATATTATATAGTCAAGTGCAAGAAATGGAGCCATCTCTGATTACTTCAAGTGAAAACATAAACAACAAATTAAATGAAAAAAATGATGTCAAAGATATTATATTTTCTGGTCAAGCGAAGCAAAATGTACAAGAAATGGTCCCATCTGCAATAACTCCAAGTGAAAATATTAAAGTCGTGAACTACGAAGAAAAATCTGGTAAAGTCAAGTCTCTATTGTCCCTCAAGAAAAAGGTAAAATCATCTATATTAAACTCTCATTTGCATAACCCATCGTTCTTTTGACATTTATTTTTTCTATACTATTGACAAACTAACAAACATGTCTTCTTTTTACTTTGCGCTGAGTAATGCAATTGTGATAACACTAATATTATTGGCATTGAAGACTAAACAACATAATGAAACAAATACTGCCTATGGTATACGTGTATTTGTCGTCGTTTTCATAACATCTTACTTAGTTTTCTCATACATGTGTGATGCAGGCAATGGGGTAAGTCAAGAGATTGATATTGGAGAACCACCGTTTTAGATTACATAGTTTAGCAACATAGTTAATTTTTTTGGTTTTGCTCTTTCGAAGCAGAAAATGAAAGATTATATATAAAAGATGCAAGTCGACCAACAAATTACATTTTGTGATTGTATTACTAAACACATTTATTTCAAAGCTTTTACCGTTTTTGTTTTGTCTATACTGATAACCTTTGTCGATGATATTGAAATTTTATACTCCAAATATATATTTGTGATTTTTTTGTTCATATTCTCCCTCATCTTATTCACAACAGGCGTTGAGTTTGTTGGTGTCCTGATATTGCTTATGATGCTGATTGTATTGGTGTATAACAATGAAAAAAAACGTGAGAGAAGCTTTGCGTCGTCTTCTAACGCAAAAAAACTTTTGTAAATGTTAAAGATGCAACTGCAACTACGTAAGTTTGATGTCTCTGCCATTCCAGATGACAAATGTATTGTTTTAATTGGCAAACGTGGAACTGGTAAAACAGAATTGATTAAGGATATATTATATTACAAACGTGATTTTCCTATTGGCACTGTCATCAACCCAACAGAGAGCGCAAACAGAAACTTTTCAGTAATGGTTCCTCCAGTATTCATTCATGAAGAATACCGTCCAGAGATTATAGACAACGTGTTAAAGAGACAAACTATGATTATAAAGAAAATTCACAAAGAGGAACAAATGTATGGCAGGAGCAAGATTGACCCACGTGCTTTTTTAATAATGGATGATTGTTTGTATGACCATGCATGGAAAAAAGATAAAAACATTCGATACATTTTTCTTAACGGTAGACACAAGAAGTTATTGTTTATGGTGACCATGCAGTATGTTCTTGGCATTAGTCCAGAACTTCGTACCAACGTAGATTACATTTTTATCTTGCGTGAAAACATTTACGCCAATCGCAAAAGGATATATGAAGCTTTTGCTGGTATGTTTCCTACGTTTGAGTGTTTTTGTTCTGTTTTGGATGCTACGACAGAAAATTACGAGTGTCTTGTTATAGACAATACCAGCAAAAGCAATCGTTTAGAGGATCAAGTATATTGGTATAAAGCTGCTGTTCACGAGCCGTTCACAATTGGTAGCCGTGAGTTATGGGAATTACATAACCAATGTGAAGAGGAGGAGCAAGAAGAGGAACTGTTTGACATCACTCAATACAAAAAGAAAAAGAATACCCCACAATTGAGTGTTAAAAAAACATATTAAAATTTGATAAGTTACGATGTATAGAATTGGTTATTATGTCTCTTTAAGTTATCTTCAATGATCAGGTTAAGCAATCCTACATTGGTCAAGGTGAGGGGTCAGAAACAACCAAGGCACAATGTACGGATAGGTGTGAAACCTGCTTTACCCGTGAAGATTGTTCGCGTTACGGTGGAAAAGATGATTGAACGTATAATACATATTTCACAACCACATCACTATTACTATGGCAATCAAACAGATATGTATTGTGTTGGTGTAGATGATGATGATAGTCGTGTATTTATTGCAACAACATGTGTATTGTTGATATTGTTTCTGTATATTCTTGTTGTGTTGCTAAGAAAGTATGAAAAAGAAAACGATAAAGACTAATTTGTTAACTCTTGTTCAGGTTCAACTTCACGACGCAAAATTGCATAATCATCATATACTTTATCAACAAGATACCAGCCATTTTGTTTGAGTTCCGTGAGAATCTCAATCTCACGTCCCAAGCATGCAATCATTTCATCAATTGTTTGGGAGCCATCGTATAACCACTTTCCACGGATAGTGCATGTATTTTCTTCATCAAAGTTGTCATCAGTATAAGCACTGCTCTGGTCATCGCAATGTTCACATTCTTGTGATTGTTCATTGTCTTGAGAACTTGAAATTACACTCTCACTGTCTGACATTGATACATTTACATGTATTCAATAACTTATATACTTTTTATTTATTGTTTTTGGGAGGTGCAGGAATCGTCACATTCCTGTCAATCCATGGCTCTTTGTCGAACATTGATTTAAATTTAGATGCAACATCGGTGTCATTTATCTGTTCCTCGTAATATGTTCGAGGAAGAAAACGATATTCAATCCGTCTGTTCTCTTGCAATGCATTGTATTTCTGTTGATAGATTCCATGCATGACCATAAACACGCCAACAATCATAAGAAAGAATATGATAGCCTTCATTTGTATATAAATTATGGAATTTTTTTGTAGTAGAATTATAAGCAAATGCCACAACAAAAAGAAAAATTGGGTGTCAAAAAACCAAAGCAAATTAAGACAAGCAAAACAATATCAAAAAGGGTGAGTAACAATAGTAAATCGACAAGAAACCGACGAAGAACAAAGTTTGCCGGTGGAGAAAACCCTGATGATATTGACATAATCACTCATGTACATAATGATGAAGAAATGCAATTTATTAATTTCAAAAAAGACATGTTGGCGGTTTTTGCCATCCCAACGAGACGTGTAAGCCTAAGCGATTATTATTTTGAATGGGAAAATGTTCTGGGAGTGCCAAAATCTGGGGGAAAGCGTAGCAAGAAGGTAAAACTGGGAGGAAGCTCAAATGTACACTCTCAAAACAATATCAGCATAGGGCTGCTAACGAACACATCATCAAGTCGTGTCTCTGGGGATGGTGGCATCCATGACAATACTGATGATGATTATGATAGTTTGAAATCATCCGGATATTTGAGTACAACAGGTATATTGTTGAGAAATTCATTGCATGTCAACACAACATTTTCAAGGAAATTGTATGAACTTTGGGTTGGTTATGGTATGCCAAAAAAGATGGTTGATAAAGATATGTACATCACAATAATCCAGTTGTTTTGTCAAGAGTACAAAAAAAATCCGAATGAGTATTTGCAATTGTTACCAAATGATATTGATCTTTTGAAAGACACAGTTTGTGTTGAAGAATGCAATGATGCAAGTTGTTTGAGAAGGCTTTGGGGACATGAGGATTCATACTTTAACTTCATTGAGCATTTCCGTTCTACTACATATTTGGCTACACCCGAGGCACCATTTACACCTTTGGGAGACATTGTTGTGAGGTCGCTTCTTACATCTACCATTTTCCGCTCAGTAGTGTATCAAACATACTATACATTGCTCAACAAAGTCAAGCCGACGGCAAAACTGATTGGCGACATAACCACCTATATTTCTAACAAGTTATTTGAAAAATATAGACATTTTGACAAAGCCTTAATAAGTATGTTGGTTAAAAATGTAGTTAGTCTATATGCACATGGAGAATTACATGCATCTAATGCAACAAATGAGCATGATGAAGATGAAGTTACCTTTCACGGTAGTCTTATCATATTACTGTTTACGACATGTTTCATACTTAATAACAATAATAAAACAGAGCTTTACATGGATATCTTTAGGGGAGATGACATGGAAGATATTATGAAATGTCATTCGTTGAAGTTTGTTACAGATGATGAAATGATTAGTATTAAACATATTGACAATCAACCTCTTTTTACAGATGAGTATTTATTTCATATAGAAGAACTTGCACATTTAACATTTGTGAAATGGTTATTTTTCAAATACGATGACATTTATGATGACCAAAGTAGCTTTTTAAGAGCACCCAAAACAATGTTGGGTTTTAAAATATTATCATCAATGTTCGTAAATATTCCTAGCAAGTATAATCCAAACGAATATATGCTTGGTGTCAACAAGGACTCAGAATTTCTGAAGTATTGCTTGGCACAAGAAGGTTGGCTGCAGGAGGTAAGAGATTACGAGAAAACAATTGAAACTATAGATACTCTAGAAGACAATGTACTTATCACATGGATTATCAAGTATATACAGGTTTACAAGAAATTTGCACAAAACCAAAACAGTACTGAATCAATAACAGCAACGATAGAGGATATAGTAGGCAATAGTGACGAACAAGAATTCTTCAAGCAATTGCATAGAATACTAGAAAAAACAGTCTTCTCAGATGACATTACAGATTTGTTGTATTATCCAACTAAGTTCAGGGATACTTTGTTCACAATATTTTTGAATAAAAATAGACAAATAAATGAACACGATATATCTTTGGCTTGGATGGATTTTGAAAATAAAGACGAATTTGAAAGTAATGAATTAGAGCAAGATGTGGATTTATTATTCATTAAATCATACATAGAAACTGAAACTGACACTGATACAAATACATCTAGACTTGACAAACTCTACAAAATGAGAGAAGAGATTTTATCAGAATACAGCGATGATGAGAAAAAAATTGTGGATTTGTACCAACAGAGTCTGTGCAAAAAAATAATATCAAAAAATGGACAAAATGTATTTGATAGTGATAACAAATACATTGAAATTGGTCTAAACAATGCTAACATCAAGACAACCATTGATATAACAGAGTTTAAGAACGGCAAAGTGCTGTCTAAGATAATTCAACAAATCATCAATGAAGAGCAAAAGGCTACGTTCTTGACATCAAAAATGCTGAACCAAACAATTTATGAACAACAAATGGCGTCAACACTCAAAGCATGGACTGCAAGTTCCTTTCTGAAATCAAAAATGTCTTCAACGATGAAGACCTTCAATGGTAAGTCATTGAATCTTGAAAAAATAAAGAAAGACATAGCAAACAGCTTAATAAAGGGTCTCATTGAAGATACGAGAATCATTACTGGCACCAAAAGGGTTATTGTTGAGTATAGTACACAACAGTTTAGTAATACATTCAATAACAAGATGATATCAAATGCATCATTGATAGGTATGGCTTTTATTCCTTATGGACAGTTTGTAAATTTTTCAATGACATACGACATACACGATAAATACAAGCTCATATATCAATCTTTGGAGGAGAGTAGCAAAACGTCCTTGCTTGCGGAGGCAAAAACATCACCTGCAGTAACCAAAAGACACATTGACCCATTGAAAGTAGCAGTGTTAAGAGTTGCTGACTACTGTTATTATGAGATGGCAATCACAGTCTTTGACAGTCGAAATGAACCTCACACAGCAGTGTATGTTCTTGTGCTTCCTGTGAAAATAGGACGTACTGGTACAAGTAAATCATGTCAAAAGAAAGGAGGTAAAATCAAAACTAGAAAGTAAGTTATGATGACTTTATCAGGCAATGTCAGGAACTGTTATGTGTGCTTCATCAGTGATGTCTTCAACAGTTGAAGATGAAGGACCTGCTTCATCCTCCTTCCGTTCAACCCAAGTATCGCTTTCAATATCCTTTTTCACCTTCAAAAACTGCAACTCATTCTTTCTCTCCTGATAGAAAACGTCCTTCTTTGTTTGATTCTCCTTATAGTGTTTCATCAAAGTATTCAATTGAGTTTCATTGTATTCTTGATTTGGAATCTCATCAGGGTTTGGGCTCCATGGACACCAAACACCTACCTCTGCCACATACACGTGGAACTTTCCATCAAGTTTCTTCAAGACTTCAGCACGAATTTGTGCTTCCCTTATAGTATCAAATACTCCACGCACCTTGATTCCTCTGATACTTGTTTGGAAGTTGTTCTTTTCATCATATTCTTTTTGTAGTTCTTCTTGATGGTTACCAACATAGAAGTTAAACTCATCTCCAATGGCATTTTCATTGAAAAGGTATGGATATCTATCCTTCATAAGGCGGAGATTATCTTTGTCCTTAGGATACCTTACAGAAAGACCATCGAAGAGTTCATTCATCTCTTTGGTGAAATATGAAATAAACTGTTCAAAGAAAAAATGTTCTTTCTTTACAATTACGTCCTCTGGGGATATGAAGGATAAACACACATAGTTCTGCCCTCTAAGAGCAGGGTCCGCTTCAAGATAATCAACTTCACTTACAGGGACAAGATTATTTTGTGTTGCCATGGAATAACAATAATATATAATTTTATCCAAAACATCTTAAGTAAGTAAAATTGTTTAAAACAATTAATGCAATAAAAAGGCTTGAAAAAATTTCTTTGTTAAAAATATACAAAATATAATGAGTACCGTAGATGTCAAGGAACTTACTGTGCGTATTTTGAAGTATATTCTGGAGGGTGCTGTTGTTGCCATTGCAGCTTGGTTGATTCCAAGCAAGAAGCCCAATGTTGAGGAGGTGTTGACACTGGCTCTGGTTGCCGCTGCCACATTCTCTATCCTTGATCTATTCCTGCCAAGCATCTCAGCCTCTGCTCGTATGGGTGTGGGTCTTGGTATTGGTGCCAGCCTCACCCCTCTTGGTCGTGGTCTAATTGCATAAACTGGATGAAAGCATGTTCTAAATTTCTTTTCTTCTATCAAATTCTTACAACTTAAAAATTGATACATGCAAATTGTGTTGTATCATGAGAGTGGGTTGTGACAATGGTATCAACTAGAAACCAAAATAAACAAGGTCGCGCTAGTGCACATTGTAAAACAAGAGCAAGTGGTGTCCAGAAGCGATGCAACAAAAAGACACCAACAAACCAATCAAATTTCTATAGTGATATAGCTAATGAACTTAGGCAAAATACAAGCGGACACAAGCTTTGTCAAGATGAAACTAATGTAGTCAGAAAATGTCTTTTGTGTAGGTATTATCTTTCATCCATGCAATGGGGACCTTTAATGGAAAAGTTTATTAAAAACAAGTTCAACATAACTAAGCCACTTAATAGCACAAGTGGGGATGGTTGCTCCAAGAGAAAAAAAAATATTGAAATCAAGGTATCTCTTGGAACTTCACATGGTTCATTCAACTTTGTACAAATACGACCAGACCATAAAATACATTATTATCTCTTTCTTGCATACGATTTACATGTTGGCAAAGAAGGAAAGGTATATTGGTTGTTATGCAAGCCACAAGAACTATATAAACTTATTCCTGAATATGGCGGATACGCTCATGGAACCGTGGCAAAGTTTGGCAAAATATCACAACGTAACCTGAAAGGACGCAATATGGAGTATGCATTGCGACCGTCTCCTTTGGCACAGAAAGGTTCAAAACCTTATAAGCTCTGGCAGATTATGTTGAAGAAGTTTCAACGAACTGAAAGTGCAATTATGAAAGCAATCTAAAAGTAAATTGTTTTTTATTGGTAATGAGTTCCATTACCACGAGGTCATTTTTGCAGAAGATTACCTGTATCAAGCCAATTAGGTTTTCACAATTGCGAAGAAAAGCTTCACCTGACATAGACACTAATGTTCTTTATGACTATGTTGACTTGTACATGAAGTATATTTGTGTTCATGATGCACAACAATGTCTATCGAGTGCGTTGTTGCCGCCATTACAACAACAAATAAAAACAGTGCAAGATTTCAACACGATTGTGCATAATCTTGAAAGCCTTCATGACTTGCAAGGTGTTGTATTGAAGTTGATAATAACACATGATGACGTTGCACTTACAGCTTTGACACAAGAAATTCAAAGTTATAATAATAATATTGATATAATACGAGCAATTATCGAGTATGCCAATACGTTGCCACTACCATCAAATGAAAACAACGTGAATTTATAACTTATTATGTTTATTTTTGTTGATTTATGTTGTGTCCAATGTGTAGATTTGAATGATCTGTGTAAAAACCTGTGTTGGAAACAGTGCAACAAATAATTTAGGTCTTTTTGCTGCCGAAGATATACATGAAGGAACTTTGATATGGAAGTTTGACAATTCTACTTGTTTGCTTCTGTCAACTAAACAAATTGATGTCTTAGGTGATAGTCACAAAGATAACTTGACATCATCAATAAATCACTTTGGTTGTCCACATCCACGTGGGTGCATGATTCATCTTGATAATATGAGATACATGAATCATAGTGATGAACCAAATACCAAAACATTGAATGACAATACAATGATAGCCATACAAAATATATTTTGCGGTGAGGAATTGTTCGAAGATTACAGAGAATATTCTAAGTATGAATATTGTGTACAATTCTTGCAAACGTCATAAAAAATATGTTCCAAAATATATATTTTCATGGGTGTCAAGTTTCATCACTTACAACAGATTAATCAATCATACTTGCAACATTTCTGCAATGCATTGTCATATGCATTTGTGTGTCAAAAAGCATCGTTGTATTTTGTAGTTCATGCACTTTTGCCGGATAGTTTTGTCAAAGATGGTTCTAATGAAATCAAGAAATTGAACAATGAGCTATCACAAACAAAACACAACCACATGAAAACCAATCATTAGTCAAAGATTTCTACAGCTGTTTTGAACATTCCATTTTTTTTATTCTTACTGCCAAGTGCATTGCCAAGAACATCTCCAAGTTGTTTCACGCCTTTGGTTTGGGTGTAAAGTGTGCAAGGTCCCTGAAACTTCATAACTAATCCTTCACTTGTAAACCAACTTCCAAGAACACTTTTTCCAGCTTTGCTCAATGTGTAATCGGTTCCTTTCATACATGCAAGGAAACCCTCATTATCTACTTTGAGTTCTTGGTTTGCTTTTAGTACATGTTTCTCAATATGCCCGTAACTTTCTACAAACACGACTCCATCTTCTTTTTCCGCAGACACCTTGGTTCGAAACATGCCTTCATCATTACCCCATGACAAAATACCTTTGAACTTGAGAGAGCCTGATACTTTGATATTTGATGATGCAGCCAAGAACGAACCCGCAGATAACAACCATGTTTCACCAGCTTTAATTGGGAGTGCAATGATGTCACCTGGTAGTGGAGTGCTCAAAGCCAGAACAGCATCCTTGGAATCCTCACCACCAACAAAGTAACTTGAAAAGAATGACTCACCTGACAAGGCTTTCATCACCTTTCCGACTATTCCGCCGCCTTCTTTTGGTCTCTTCAAAGTCAGCGAAATAGACCCGTCCATATAACACATGCTTCCCCCATCAGCAATTATCATGTCATCCTTATTGAGATAGAATTTCAAGTAAGCATTTCCGTGTGTGCCAAGGATATCATATTTGGGAATGTTTTTAACACCACCACCTTTTTGCAATGTTTTTTTGACCATGCTATATTATATATTAATAACTTGCTTAAAAATTGATTATTGTTTTATATATCAGCAATTTACAAAACAGCGTGCAAAATGGATCACAAGCAGAAGATTATCAGCATGTTGGATGTGTTGGCAAAGAAAGAAGTTGCAAATAAGGAGCCATTCAAAGCTAAAGCCTACATGAATGTTATCAAAAACATAATAGCATTAGGTAATCCTATCAGAGAGTATGATGACCTCAAAGATGTCAAGGGGATTGGTGAAAAAATAAGCAACAAGCTCAAAGAGTACTTTGAAACTGGCAAAATACAGGCGGTAGAGAATGTGGGTGTTGATGGTAAAGTCATGAAATTTAACGAAATTCAAGAACTTATGAAAATTCACGGCATAGGACCAGCCAAAGCTAAAACTTTGGTTGAAGAGCATAATATATTGAGTATCCAACAACTCTCTGAAAATACACATCTCTTGAATGACAAACAAAAAATGGGCTTGAAATATTTTGCTGACTTTGAACAGAGAATACCACGCAAAGAGATGAACGCACACAAAGAATATTTGGAAAAAGTTATAACTTCCATTGATTCCAAGTTCACCTTCGAAATAACAGGGTCTTACAGACGTGGATTACCATCCAGTGGAGATATAGATGTTTTGATAACTCACAAAGATGACCCTGAAAATGTAGAGGAGCTTTTTAGAGAAGTTGTTGGGAAATTGAAAGATGCAAAGTACATTACGGATGTTTTTGCAGAAGGAGGCAAAAAGTGTTTGGCAGTATGTAAATTGCCAAGAAGAAAGAAGTATAGAAGAATAGACCTCCTCTACACGAACAAAAAAGAATACCCTTTTGCATTATTGTATTTTACAGGCGATGCATCTTTCAATGTTGCCATGCGTAATCATTGTTTATCGATGGGATACTCTTTGAGTGAGCATGGTTTAAAAGATGAGGCAACTGGACAATTCATTGATACACTTGCAACCACAGAAGAAGATATATTCAAGTTTGTTGGGTTTCCATATGTTGAACCAACAAAGAGAAGCACAAAGACATCATGAGTAATAAATGCGATAGTATATTGGAAAATATCGCAAGTGGTAGTATGCAAGCGACTTTGGGTTCTTCCATTCACTTGGTATCTTTATCTTTGGTCGTCTATTGGGTTCTGGCATTATATTTATGATGACTTAATATTTTTTAATTTGTTAGATACTTGGAATGAATTCCCAGTTTAACTCCTCACATATCTTTCTCCATATCTTATCTTGTTCAAAAGTTTTTTCACGGCTTTTCAAGGCAGGAAAGAGATGGAGATATTCGTCTCTTTCAAGAAGTTGAATGCACTTACGGAGAGTATAGTTGTAGCTTAAAAAGTTCTTTCTGTTTTTTGGTGCATGTTTCAAGAAAGCGGGCTGTATCATCTTGAACATGATTCGTAGTCTTTCTTCCACCTCGGGATCAAAATGAGGAATATTTATTCCTGTTAACTTATTCACAAGATGAATAAGATGCTCATAATAACGATTTAGCCTTAGCTTTTTCAAAATACTTCTCAGTTTTTTGGGAGTGAGTTCTGCCATATTCGTAATCTTTTGTTTTTTTATTTCCAAAAGTATCATATCATACACCTCTTGTGGAATGTCAGTAGTTTCCTTCCCTTGAATTTGACTTATACATTCATTAAGGTGGTTGATACGCTTATAAGCAAAGTAGGTAATCTCGGTATTAGATTGATGATATGATGGCTTTTCGTGTTCAACAGTTACATGTTCAATTGAACCACAATCTTGACAATAATTCAAACCATCACTCCACAATAGACACATATTCTTGGATGAACAATATTTGCAACATTCATCGACCTCTGTGACTCTATTTTGAGGTAAGTAATGTCTGTCAATGGATGACATGTACTTGTCAAGAAGGGATGCACGGTTTTCTGTTTGCGTTGCTGGTTCATCATTTTCTGTTATAGAATTGGACTTCACAAAATACTTCAAAATACTGTCGCCTATAGGATGATTATTTGAGTTATCATCGTCATTAGAGCCTTTCTCAATAATGTCGTAATATTTAAACAAAGTATGCCCAACATTCACGTAATAATCTATCTCATTGAGTTGCTCTGATAATGCTTCAATTTGTCTTTGATAGTCTTGTTTTTCATCTTGTAGTACTATTAAGGTTTCCATTTGCTCATCGGTAATGTTTGCATTTCGTTTTAACTCATTCAGAGTGTCAATTTCCTTATTAATTATTTTTACTTTGTCTTTCATGTTCTGTTGTTGTTCCTCAATGTCTTGAATTTCATTGACTTTTGAAGTATGTTGGATATCAAGCGTTTTCTTGCTTGGGACATGACTTTGTTTTACATTTCGTTTATTCATCCAATCATATTACATAAGAGTTTTATGTCAGGTCTTAAATGCAAAATGTCCGCTTGTACATCACAACACTATTCTACGATACATGTCTCTTCAAAACCGCTACAAACATTTATTCATCATTGGTAAATGAGAAACGCCAACCAAATTGATTTGAAGGGAATTAAACAGTTCAAAGGCACGTGTTATTTCAATAGTGTTTTTAACGCTTTCCTGTTGGGAAGCTTGGGAAGAAAGATATTATACAACTCATACTTGACATACCAAGTCTTTATCATCAATAACAATAAACAAAATGAATTTTTTAATTGTATTGATACGCTATTGACACAAGATGACTTTTGTATTCAATCTAATAACATCAGCACTTTACGTATGTACTTCTACGCTTTTGTAAGTATTCTTATGTGCCACAAGGTAAGCAAGAAAATCAGTCGCACAAATGTTGACAATTTGATGGCTTTTATAAAGGAACCGCGGGTGGCAAGTTTTGGATTATCGGCAGATGCTGGAGGATATTCCATGAGGGTATTTTCAAACTTACTTGAGACTATGCAAATGAGTAAACCTATCGCTCTCAACTCCTTTCAAAATCATCAAAGTATAGTGAGTTACAACCCATTGTTAATGGTGACAGATATCCAAAACTACAATTCTGTTATTCCTGACGTGCTTGTTGCCATTGTCAATGGAGTACAACATAACTATTTATTAGATCACGCTGTTTTACAAGTTTTTCTTGGTCAACCTACTGGTCATGCTGTAGTGTGTTTTGTGTCAAATGGAAACAAGTTTGTTTACGATTCAAATCAAGACAACGCTATCTTGTATGATTGGACAGACTTGCCATACCAACACAGTTCGAATGAGTTGAATCAGTACTTTGACTATTTGCAAAATGTTCAACGTTATGAATTCTTGTATGCCTGTTATGTTGCAGAAGACTATGCAGAAACCTTGATTGATATTCCAAAAGAATGTAATTGGTCAGGCAATCTAAATAACACGGCATATATGATTTATAAGCAACTTGCTCTTGACAGAAATAATATACACCATATCATCATTTATGACAATAACTTCCTGCAAAAAGTTCTATTTCCTTATAACATAGATGTTTTTGCATATGAAAATGCATATTTTTACAATGGGAACAACTATTATGAAAGCCTACAACAAAATATTGATTCTAGTTATCTAAATGGTGACATACTAATATATATTATTTGTTCAGAAGACTGTGTGCCAAGTACAAAAGGGTTGGGCAAGTTGTTTCCATCAAAGCAAAACAAAATACGTGTCTTCATTGAACAGGTAAAGTCGCAAGTCAAGAAACTAAAGCGCAAAAAGCAAATTGTGATAAAACAGGTTGTGTTTAGTGGTGTGGGCTTGGGGTATGTGGGCAGTTTTACAACAACATATGAAAAACAAATTTCATATTAATGAAAAATATCTTACCAAATACTGTTTTCTTACAAAAAACTGATACGTCAATACATATTTTATTTTACATTAGTTATGCTTGATACATGCAGATAATGGCACGTGCTTACAACACCATTTTCGGTACCGTGGTAGTGGAAAACATGCTTAGTGATAGTTGTGATGAGGTTGTTTATATTGGGTATCTGCTTGATGTTAATGGAAAACCCAATGAATACTCTTACCGTCAAATGCCAAGACATGACAAGGGGAGTGAGAGTGATATGCGAAGGCTTAGAAAAGATTGTGTTAGTTGTGTGGTCTCTTGCTATAAGATTTATCTTGCACAACAAGATGAATGTAGAAAATGTCCACGTAGGGTAAGTTTCAAGAGAGACCTTGTGGAGGTAAAGTATTACAACAGGGAAGAAAAAACAAGTAGACAAGATAAGATTAGAGAGTGGGACGAATTTGGAAAGGTTGCGAGGTGTCTGGGTCTTTGTCAACCAGATACTCAGGAAGACTTGTTTTGGGATGCTTTGATTGATAAGGTTAGTCCACGATGAGTGAATAACAGGGGAATAACACAATAAATTTAGCTTAGCCTGAAATTATTATCTTTTTATTTGCGCAAGGATATAAGATAAAACACATTGTAAATACAATCTATCAAAATGATTGAAAGAAATGAAATGCGTCTTCGCTTCTACATCTCCAAGCTTGAACAAAAACTTAATGAGGAGTATAAGGTACAAAAAGAAATTCAACAATTACAGTTGAGGAATAAGTTGGCTGAGTTATATGCAAATGATAAAGAAGGTTATGAAAAGGCATTGAGGTTCTCAGGGGTTTATATTGAACCTGAAAGTCAAGTAGAAAAAACAAACATCCCTATTGTTCAACATAAGCCTTTAACAAGCAAATTGTAGTAATAAGTTTTACTTTTTTAATTGCGGACATACTATATCCTAAGTGCATTTAACATGAAAGTGAATCTAATATCATAAATATACTCTACAATGGATGCAATTGATTACGATGAATTACGTAGAGAAGTTTGTTCTCTTGTCCAGTTTGCAGAGAAGAAATACTTTAACAATATTTCATGGACATTACAATCAAAACCACATGAAGCAACGATGTATGAGCATGATGACTTTAGACCAATAACAGATAGAGAATGGAATGAGGTACATCATATAGATTCAGCCATGGCGTATTTAATTGTTCCACTAACACGTTTCGAAGATGTTACAGAAGTCTTACCCTTGGGGAAAACACTGAGCATCAAAAATGTTATTACTAAGTTGTATGAATTTTACAATACACCATTAACTCAAGAAAAGATAGATGAAGTTAAAGAGTATCCAAATGATTGTTTTGATTACGTCGATGAAGTAATAGATATGTCCTCCAAAGGTAAAACTGTGAATTATTTGGATTTACGAGGTGATTCAATATACTTTGAAGGAATAAAACGAGTTTGTGGAAATGTCTATAAGTTGAACCTTGGAAGTTAATTTTTTATTGTTGCTGGCACGTTGTTATTTTTGCCAAAAACATTCTGAATATTCAAAAATCAATATCTAAAACAATTTAATTTTTATTTAAATGCGTTTTGGCTCAAAAAAATTTCTCAGTAACATGTATAAAACAAATACAATGGGAGGCGGCCTAATGCAATTGGTAGCTTAAAACCAGAGCACAACAACCGACTGCCTAAATGGTTCTATACACCACCATTTGGGAAAGACAGTGAAAGTGTATAGGTGTTTTGGAAGACACAATATAATCGGTTAGTGGTTGTTTTGAATGACAACTGCGACACTTATAAATTGCGGGAAACTCCTTATAGTTTTCACTACCATTTCATAAAAGAAATTTTATGAAAGACCACGGTTAATTGCCGTCCACAATGGTAAAAATGTGAGAAATTGGACAATCCGCAACCAATTGTTTCATTGAAAAATGAATCAAAGGTTCAGAGACTAAATATTAGTGGGGTGGAACATACAATTTCCACTTTAAGATATAGTCCAGCCTATGAGGAAACTTATAGGATAATCTGATGGTGCTTAGATAATAACATCTTGGGTGCCAACAGTGGGGTGTTGTCATGGTTCCAAATCACACCATGACATAAAAACACTGTAAGATTTGGGTTGTATTTTGCTACAACATATAACCTGCTAGTTTTAAGACATGATCTTAAAGCAAGACTGCCAAATTGCGGGAACTTCCTTAGAGCCTTTACTACCACTTTATAGATGCTATAAAGGAACTCGGTTAATAGCCGAAACCAATGGTAAAAATGTAAAGGATTGGATAATCCGCAGCCAATTCTCTTTGAGAAAGTGGTTCAACGAGTATAAGGTAGTCGAGTTTAGTATTTTGCTGAACTCTAAGATGTACTCTACCTTTGATAGAAATGTCAAAGAATATTGCAAGATGTTTACCTAACGGGAAATCCACAGATTACCTCAAATTGAAGGGGTTGAAAAGTAGTCGGTGTGCAAGAAAAGAGATAATTGCACAATAAAGCCGTTAGTGGTCTCTGTTGGTTTAACCAACCGCCACAACTACTAGTGATTGCATAAAGCAATTGCGACATTGTCAAATTGCGGGAACATCCTAAAGCAAACAAATACCAAGGTATGGTTGAAAAATCATACTGGTTTGGATAAAAACACCAAAGTATGGTAAAAATTTTGTTTGATAACATGGAAAATCCGCAACAAAGCTCTTCTCCAAGAGTTATGTTCACAGACTAAATGGCAATGGGTTGTTGGAAACACCAACAGCTTGAGTTATAGTCGGTCACTTATTGAAAGGTAAGTGATTAAACGTTTTCAAGGTGATATACAGAAGGCATACCAACTTCTCCATGGAGTCCATTGAACAGACGTTCAACGGCAATGCCGATTGGGGAAAGAAGGTTACTTGCACCATTTCTCGTAATGGTGATTTGATCCACCGCATGTACCTGCGTGTGACCCTGCCCTCCGTGACTGTGGGATCCAACAAGGGATTCCGCTGGTTGAACTGGTTGGGTCACATTCTGGTGAAGAATGTTGAGATTGAGATTGGAGGCCAGCGCATTAACAATATCGGTGCGGAAAAGTATCAGGCTCCTATGCTAACTTGTGCAGCATAGGAGAAAAAACCTTTAGTGGTGCACAAGTCTCTGTGTTTTTGGCCAAAACACATTTAAAAGAGATGCCACAGATACTAGTAAGTATGGAAGAGACGAGTAATAACATACTTGCAACGCTTCCAAATTGCGGGAACCCCCTAAAGCTTGAAATGGAAACTAAGAAATGTAAAAATTGTTGTAGACAATTGTCGTTGGATATGTTTAATAAGCATGCAAACGGCAATTACATGAAGAACTGTCAAGAATGCCTGCAAAAGCGCAAAGAGAGATATTTAAGAAATAAAGACGATATCTTGCAATATCATCAAAACAATAAAGATAAGCGCAATGCAAGGTTAAGAGAAAAGAGAAAGCAAGACGCTGTTTTCAGAGCCAAGGAAAGCATGAAAGTGAGAATACATGACCTTATGAAGAATGTTAAAGCTCACAAAAATAATCGTTTGATGGGTTGTTGTAAAGAAGAACTCAAAGATTGGCTTGAAAGTCAGTTTGGTTCTGTTTATGATTGGGACAGTTATGGCAAGCAATGGCATATTGACCATGTTGTTCCAATAAACTTCTTTGATCTTACAAACCCAGATGAGCAGTTGCTGTGTTTCAATTGGACCAACTTGCGACCGTTAAATGCGAGTCAAAATGGTAGTAAGTCTTGCAAAATCTTGGCAGATGATATTCTACAACATATAGAAATACTTAAACAGTTTCCAAGGTACCAAGCCGACTATGAGAATAGTTGGTGGCGGAGATTAGAACTCCGGTATGGTAATAATCCACAAGATGCAGAAGATTTTGAAAGTCTTCTAAAATGGGCGATCCGCAACCAAGATTCCACTTGATATGGAATATGGCTCAACGACTATATGGAAGCGGGTATTGCAAATAAAGCGATGCTCAAGATATAGTCTAGGCTCATGTGAAAACATGGGATATACCTGAGATAAACACTACGGTGATCAACAAGGTCATGAAAAGCATCTATCCACTATGGTTCCTTGTGCAGCCTAGTGGGAAAAAATATTAGCAGTGCACACAAGAAAGACTGCAGATGCTAGTGTTTGATGATAAACATCAAATGCAACACTATCAAATTGCGGGAACTTCCTAAAGCTGATGCTACCAAGTTATATTGGAAACAATATAATGGCAAAGAAAAAACTTTGGTATGGTAAAAATGCATTGGATATATGGATAATCCGCAGCGTAGTTCTATAACAGAAACACGTTCAACGACTAAATGGTAGTGGGTTGGTGAAAGCATGGTTCTCTTAGCTTCTCCACAATAAAAGGAGGGGTTAAGGGGAACCTTGGTTCCCCAGCTTAAGATATAGTCTAGTCCCCGGTGAATAACCGATAAATAGAGCGAAAGCTCGGGTATTTTTACGTGGTTGCACATCTGGAACGAGCTGACCCAGACTGCTGGTCATCAGCTTGGTTATGCTAACATGGTCGGTAATGTGCCCAAGCTCACCAACCTGGTGACTGGCTCTGCCACCGTGCCATCTGAGATTCTGTACATTCCCTTCGAGTTCTGGTTCAACAGGAACCCAGGACTTGCCCTGCCCCTCATTGCCCTCCAATACCACGAAGTCAAGGTCAACCTTGAGTTCCGTGATGCCACTGACTGCTACTTCGCCATCACTGACATGACCGCCAACACACTTGTGCCAAACCAGTCCGCTGTGACTGTTGGCTCTCTGGGAACCACCTCTCTGTTCGTTGACTACATCTTCCTGGATACTGATGAGCGTCGTCGCTTTGCCCAGGTCTCACACGAGTACCTGATTGAGCAGCTGCAGTTCACTGGTGATGAGAGCACCAGCAGTTTGAGCAACAAGATTAAACTGAACTTCAACCACCCCGTTAAGGAGCTCGTGTGGGTTGTGCAGGTTGACGAGCACGTCACTCCCTCCGGTAACGCCTACAGGGACAACCGTGGTCTCCAGTGGTTCAACTACACCGATGCTTGGGATGTGTCATACGCATCTGCCGGTGCTTTCACCTCTGGTGCCGCCCTCATTGGTAACTCTGATGTGTATGCTGGTTCCATGCCTGGTGTTGCCGCTGGTGGTGCCAACGGTGTTTACCTGCCAGTGTCCTTCGAGAACGGTACCAACCCCGTGTCTCTTGCTAAGCTGCAGTTGAACGGTCATGACAGGTTCAGTGAGCGTGATGGACGCTACTTTAACCTGGTACAACCATACCAACATCACGAGAATGTGCCAAAGCAGGGTATCAATGTGTACTCCTTTGCCCTCAAGCCTGAGGAGCACCAGCCATCTGGCACATGCAACATGTCTCGTATTGACAATGCTACCCTGCAACTGACCCTGACAAGCGGTGCCGTCTCCGGCGGTCGCTCTTGCAAGGTGCGTGTCTATGCCGTTAACTACAACGTAAACTTCCTCAATGCGTTGAAAAGCTACCCAACAAGAAGATGTGGGTTCTCTTCTTGTCTAAATATGGTAAAGCCCCCACAAATGGCTTGTAGCTAGTGGTTGCGATAAAGCAACTGCAAAACACCTTGTTGTTCGGGAAACCCCTTAGAGCCTTCGATACCAAGGTTGTGTGTGAAAGCAACAACTGGCCAAGAAAAAAAACTTGGGTATGGTAAAAATTCAAAGGATTGGGCAATCCGCATGCTTACTACCTTCAATGGTAGGGCGTCAGAGACTGAACGGGTGTTGGTATTGCATAATGCAATGCTTAAGATACAGTCCAACTTCTATGGAAACTTAGAAGAGAAAAGGTTGAGGATCATGAGTGGTATGGGAGGACTTAATGCTAGGTCCAAAAAGCAACAGTTCATAACAAAGCGAGCAATTGTTATGATAAATACTTTGTACGCCTCGCAACAAATGCGTCAGTTGCTAGTGGTTGCGTTTCGCAACTGCAACATACCTTGTTGTTCGGGAAACCCCTTACAGCCTTTCTTACCAAGGATACACTGGAAACATGTATCTGGCCAAGAGCAAAACTTGGGTATGGTAAAAATAGAAAGGATTGGGCAATCCGCATGCTTACTACCTAAACAAATGGTAGGGCGTCAGAGACTGAACGGGTATGGGTATTGCAAATACATGCAATGCTTAAGATACAGTCCACTCCTCTTGGGAAACTTGGAGGTGTTAAGGTGCTTACAGCAATTAGATATACACTTTCAACAGTGTTATCATGGTATTCAACAATATAATCTTTTTTGTTTGAGTTATAGGGTAAAAACTATATAACTATCCTTGCATATACATTATTAGGTGGTCTTGCTTACACAACAATGGATGCGAATCAAAGCAAAACACAATGTACAAACTGCAAATGCTGGCGAGACAAGGAAATGTTCATTGGTAAGAAAGGAGGTATTGTCAAAAGGTGTTTGAGATGTAGAGAGAAAGATGCTTTACAAAAAAGTAAGCCAGAAGTCCGTGCAAAACGCAACGCAAGAAACAAAGAAAAGGCGTATCATATAACGCATCGTGCAAAGAAAAGAGCTGAAAATGAAGTTGCATATTTGAAACACAATGCAGACGTTATGAAGAATTGGAGAAACAATAATAAAGACCATGTGAAAGAATGGAGGATGCAGAATGTCAATTACATGCTTCATGCAATCAAAGGGCAATCAAAAAAGAAAGAAATCCCTTGGACTTTGACAGATGAACAAGCCCATGACATGATGACATCACTATGTGAGTATTGTGGATACAAGAGTGATGCACATGTGAATGGTATTGACCGCAAAAATAATAATGATGGATACAATGCAAATAATTGTGTTGCATGTTGCAAATATTGTAACTTCATAAAAAAAGCATTAGACCCTTCAACGTTTATTGAACGTTGTTTGCATATATCATATTGTCATGGTGGACATGGGCAATTGAACCCAAATCATACATTATGGAAATCTACCAAATCATGTAGTTATAACAATTACCAACAAAGGGCTGAGAGAAAAGGATTACCTTTTGATTTGACAGTTGAAGAATTCAATGCATTTGTTAATGAAGCATGTTATTATTGCAATAAAACAAATGATGTGTCTCATAGGAACGGCGTTGATAGAAAGGATAACACTCATGGCTACACAAAAGATAATTGTGTTGCATGTTGTGGTGAGTGTAATCAAATGAAAGCAAGTATGACTTCCACTGCATTCATTGATTGCATCAAGCGAGTCGCTGAGTGCAATAAGGATTTTGAACACACTAAATATCCCGGTATACCTCGATGCCATTGTGTTGTTGCAAAAAGGAGAATGAACACAGAGTCAATGTCTCATAGTATATAAGTCTGAATTTACACATAGTATAACATAAGTATGCAATCAGCAAAGATAGAAGAGTACCCTGACTACACTTTTTTTGTTGATGGAACAGCTATGAATAGTAAGGGACAATATGTAGGACACACTGTTGCGGAGGAAGATTATGTCATTGCAACATGGAAACACACTTCAGGCAAGCGACACAAGAAGAGGATGCACATTATGATCATGTGGGCGTTCTCTGGTGAAGCACCAAATGGAAGAGATGTTGATCATATTAATGGAATTAAAGATGATAATAGGTATGAAAATTTACAATATCTTGACAAAATAACTCACAATGCAAAGACAAGATCAGACAATCCCAAAAGAAAACCGCAAAGGACAAAAGCAATTGAAGGTGTTAGTGATGATGAAACTGTGATAAGTTTTCCATCGATTGCACAAGCGTACGAGCACTTTAAAGTGCCTCCAAAAAGTAGTGGAATCACGCGGTCAATCAAAACAGGCATACGCTTTAAAGGGTATCGTTGGAAATATGTTGCCAAACATATTGACAATGAGATATGGAAGCAACCATGTATTGATGGTCTAGACAAGGAAATCTTTGTAAGCAATTATGGACGAATCAAACACAAAAACGGTCGTATTTCATGTGGACGAAAACCAAATGGTGGATACAGAAATGTAACTGTCATGGTCAATGGTGTTGCCAAGAACTTCAAAGTCCATAACCTCGTTTGTAGTGCTTTTCACGGAAAACAACCAGATTGGTCATCTTCTGTCAATCATAAAAATGGCAATAAACTGGATAACAGGGTTGATAATCTTGAATGGTCTGATCCACAATCACAAGCTATTAGTTGGAGAGTGAAAATCAAGTTGTTCAACAATAATGGTGATGAACAGAGTTTTGCCAGTATCCGAGATGCAGCTAATTTTTTGGAAACCTCCACAAGTGCTATTTCAAATGTGTTATCTGGAAAAAGCAAGACAGTCAAAGGGTATACTGTGGAGAGACATGGACCAAAAAGAAAGCAAACAAAAAAGCGAGGACAAATCATGAATGGTGGAATACATGTATTGCAATTTGACTATGCTGGAAAGGAGTTGATCAAAGAGTTTCCGTCAATAGATAGTATTGTCACGAATATGTTTCCAAACATTGATACTTCCAAGAAGAGTGGAAAACGAGCTACAATAAGATATGCACTGATATCAGGTCATCGTGCTTATGGTCATTACTGGAGGTTTAAGAATCCACCTGAGAATTTGACGGAGCTAAAAGAAACAGAAAGGCAACGACAATTAAACAAAAACATTAATAAAAGAACTTCAAAGCGTGTTGTTGTTACCAATGATAATGTTTCATAAAATGTCAGTGATGAGGTTGTCAGCAGCACTTTTATTTTTGTACTGATTACGTTTTGGTATTTGCTATATATACATCAATAATGGACGACAACCAAGTCTGCCAATTTTGTCAAAGTGAAACAGAATTACTATTCGAAGGATTTTGTGAGGAATGTGGAAGAGGTACACGAAAACACATGTACAATGTGTCAATTAGACCATGAATCGACCCCATCACAAAATCATGCAAAATATGGTTTGTCCATTGCAACGGATTATGTTGAAATGTTTATTGTGCCTTCATCTAAGATACTCACTTTGATGCACCCCCTAAAAAAACAAAGTTATATCTCATCACTTTCATCATCAAGAAGCTCCTCATATATTTCTTGCAATGTCTCTAAATTGCATTCGATAGATATCTTGTCTTCATACACAAGACTTCTACTATCATACTCCTCTCTGTTTAATCTATCCTGTAACATTTCTATATACCTTTCAATATCAACTGTTTTTAGATGTAAAGCCTTGGACAAATGAGGGACATGATATTGAGACAAAGGAACGTTTAGTAATGTTTCAAGATTGAGGTCATATCTACCACAACAAAGTGTAACGCATAAGTGATTCCTGAAGGTTGAAAAGTCAGCCAATGAGCAATCAAAGAAGTGAAATACATTGCTTACGTATTCAACTGCTTTCTCCACCGTAGGCATATTCCTCAGCACAAAGTTGTAATGACATTCGAATCCGAACAATAACATTTTCACATTTTTGAAATAGTGCGTGACAAAAGCATTCATTATATGGTGTCCAATATCAACAAAGAATGATTTGACGCCAAAATCGCTACACAATAGCGTAGGTCTTCCATTCACAAGATGAGGTTGTTGAATAGATTTGTCAAGTTTAGCTTCTTGTTCAGAAGTCAAGATTGTCTTAACAAACGGTTTTACTTTTTCATAAACATGTGGTTTATAAATTGAAAGAACATCTTTGGGAACTATATCTGGAAAATCATGAGATACAAACATAATAGTGTTTGCATCAATGGTAGATGACCCATGGTAGTAGGTATGCACATCAATCGGAAAACCAAATAGTTTCTTTTCAAGTATTCTGTCGCGAATGCTTTTGTTTTTGAGATGTTCAATCAACACATTATTACTCTGCTCAATGTTGTATAACCTGTCATTCAACATTTCAAAGAGAGCAATAAGTGTATTGTTGGAAGTGTTGTCCATTGCAATATGTATATTGGTCGGTCGTGATAATGCACTCAACTGAATACATATTTGTATCAATCTTTTAAGCCAAGATTGCATGCAAAATAAAAGCATATTGAAAAAATTATCACAAAATAAATCCAACTCAACAACATGTTTATTGCGTGTTGTTTTTCATGAACCATATAGTTCATTAGAACATGTCATAAAACGTTGAAAAAAAAGAGTGAAACTGGTGCAATATACAAAGGATACAAATGGCGTGTAATATGATACAAAGAACATACTTAATCATCTTCACTATCAAAACCTTCTTCATAGTCTTCGTCATCTTCCTCAAACAATAGATGATACATGTCGCGTAGCGTATCCAGGTTGCATTGAACACTGTGCTTATCACTGCAGGATGGCGTAGTACCATATCTGTCATTTTTGCACGCATCCTCAAGATACTTGATGTAATCCTCAACATTTTTTTGTGTGAGTTCTAGCACACCTGATGCTGTTTCCCAATCATAAGCCATAATACTACCATTGCAACATATCTCAAAATTCTTCCAATACTTGGAACAACAAGCCACAATATTCATATGGTCATGTGGAGATACCAATATACTCTTTAGTGGACAATTCAATGTTTGGAATACATTTGACACAGATGCAACAACTTCTTCTACCGACGCAGCACCCGACACAATGAAGTCATAGTAATCGAATGCAGGAACAACCTGTTGAATGTTTTTGCAATTGCGTGTTACATATTCATTGAGCACATGATGCTCCAAATCACAAAATATAGATTGTATCCCAAACTCTTCGCAGGTTATCATATTAAATGAGTTGACCGATTTCTTCTGAGCAATAATATGTGCTTTGAAAGTGGTGATTTGCTCTTCTGTGAGTATAGTGGGTAAGAATGACAGTATTTGATTGAATACTTGTTCGTTGCACAAGGAAAGGTGATGAATAAGCTCATCTGTCACAAACACAACTGACACATATACGAGAGTGTCTTTGTCGATGTATTCAACTCCATGGTCGTGTGTATGAACATCTATTGGAAACCCAAACAAGTCTTTGTCCAAAATACATTTCTTAATGCATTGATTTTTGAGGTGTTTGACAATAGTGTTGTTTGTCTGCTCAATATTATACAATCTATCATTCAACATCTCAAACAATGCAATAAGCGTTTCGTTGGTGGTCTTGTCCATTGCAATGTATACTTTGTTGTACTTTGCTATTTCTTGCTTGCAATATACATAGTTGTGCATTCATCAAATTTTTAAGCCTTGATATTATTTGTGAGATGAACAATTCAAAAAACTTAAGGTATTTGTTACAATGAAGAAAACTACAGTGTATTGTTTGGTGCATGGTCAATATATTGTGCATATTTCAAAGAGTATATTGAAAGAAAGGGACGTCCTCCATCAATCCATAAAAAATCAATAACCCAATATCAATCACAGCCAAAACAGAAGGTATATAAGATTATGTTATTATCGGTGATAATGGATATATCAGACAAAACACAACTGACTAAAAGATGGATATTGTATTTTACTAAATATGATATTGTATGTGTAGATAATACACACGACATACCCCCTGATTTTCAAAAACAATCTTTTAATATTATCAACCCAACAGACAACACACATATAACAGTTATTGTTATTGACGAGATATGTATTCATTATGATAACATGAAATCACACGCTGAACGGTTAGAAGCTATAATTGCTTCTCCTTTCATGGTTGTTGCTCGTCCATTATATCCATGTAGTCATTCATATAATGATTGTTCCTCTTTTGTGGAAGGATTTAACAAATGGGACGATGTTAAATTACATGATGTGTATCCAATTATAGGTATTATGAATAACGTAGAATACCGAGGACGACGAAAGAAGCCATATATGATGAAAAGCGTAGTACAACTTGTAAAGCCTTGTGAAAACAAGTTGAACTTAAATTATTGTATGGTATGACGAAGAGCATTGGTTATATAGTTGGTTTAAAAGACCACAACATGAGGAATTAGGAGGATGTAAGCCTATTGGGTGGAATACTTATCATTTTGACCAAAAAACATGTACAGACAATGACTGGTGCGAAACATTATATGTCGTGCAACCTATATAACTAGTGTTTTCTTAAAATAGTGCACTCCACTGAACACTTAGCACCATATTGTATTTAAGATTTATTTTTGCATTCTAAAGAATAATGAAAAACATAGCTTTGTTAAACGCAGAAAAGGCATGGAATATTGCATTTGGACACCAAAAACAAGGAAAAACAGACGATGAACCAACACCTACAGGTAAGCTCCTTACTTTTGCTTTCAAAGCATTTCTCAAATCAATAACAGTTGACGAGGTGAACAATAAGTGGTTCATTTTCCTATCAGCAGGAGATGGATACAGCCAAAGTAGGATACTCCAAACAAGTCCTTCATTCAAATCATTTTATCTTCCTGTAACACATGAAACGAATGGGATGCTAACATATATTATCTCGATTGCTCATTGTGCATGTGATGCAGTACGCACTGACGCTGGCAATATAGCAAGAACAAAAATACTTGAACTCAATGATACAAAAACTCAAAATAGTTTTGCATTGTCTTTATGGAAAAAAGACTTGGTTCTTGATGTAGCAAAAAACATGTCAATTGATTTAAAAGAAGTTCCAAAGGCAATATATGATGCTCTAGACACACAAAAACAAAAGGCTCAGTTATTGTACCTAACGGATATTTCACAAGTACATACATCCGCAAAAACAAATGAAAACAATTCACTAAACAACCGTGTCAAAAGTTTCATAAATGATTGTTTTGATTTTGCTGATAACGATGATGTTATCAGAGCTTTTGATTTGTATAATTTATTCAAGGAATCCAAATACTATACTAGTGAAAGCATCAACAACTTTATTGATGACATGAAAGTTCTGAATTTTTCAACTGTTTTTCATACACAACCGAGAATGTACAAGAAAAAACTGGCATTCACTGGATTGAAGATAAAAAACAGTGTATGATGAACTAAGTTGTGCATGGTCTTGTTAATGTCTATTGCAAAAAGGACTTACACCAATAGATGCAAAATATGATGCGATTTCATAGACGTTATCACATTGAGCAATATGGTTTCTATATTGTTCCAGCTTTTCTTTTGTCGTCCAACAAGGTAGCGTGTCAAAAAAATCATCATTAGTCATCACAAATTTATCCCATATGTCCAAAGCAGTCTCTTTCGGACAACTTGACATCTGCAAGTGGTTTGTGAGAAATGTTGTAAGTTGTTCATTATTTACATTATTGTGTATCAGGTTCAATTGAAAGTAGTCTATAGTAATTCGTTTCAATGGAAATGAGAACATATCAACTACAAAAGTGAGACACAAAAAATAATGTTGACCACACGCATTCATGTATTGATGACAATGTTTAGCAATACAAAAACAAAAAATCCTTGTTCATATCAAACTATCACAAACTACATTCTTGAATATAAGATTTTGCAAATCTTTTTTGTCAAGTTTTGATGGTGCAACACTACTCAAGAACAATGCATTAGCTTCTGTGAAGTCTAACTTATTCTGTGTGACCTCTTGTCCTAATCTGTAACGTTTTGACTCAAGCATGGCTTGGATTGTTTCAACAAGGTCTTGGTTTGATAGGTTATGTTGGTTGTAAAATTGAACAGCCAAATCAACCATGTTTGATTGTGTTAAAGATATCACTTTTTTTACCTGTGCTTCACAGCTTACATGTTGAGTTTGTTGTTCTGTTATAACATCAAACAGTCCATCAAGAAACATAAAGTCTGATACGTTTAGCGACATTATGTGTAAAACAATTGTTATGGTTGTAGGACAAAGTTTAACTTTATATCGAATTTTCTTCTTTTACATACAACAAAAGCATTGCTTGACAGCAAAACATATATTTTGAATGAGGATTTTACCAAGTCAAAATTAGATTTTGATGAAGCCAACACATACTTCTTGAGTGCAATCGCACCAAAGGCGATTAAAAAAGATGCATTGCATAAATTGTTGTTCAAGAGTGTTACTTGTGAGGATTAGATATGACTAAAATATTTGCTCTTTCCACTGTTTAGGGGCTTCAAAGAACACTTGCACTTTTTTATAATGCTTAGCACTTGTAGTTGTATTGCAATACTTTTCACAATGTACAACATCCTTGTATAACTTATTTCCTGTTGTAGTCAATGTGTACTCTTTTTTATATGTTTCAACTATTGAAACTTTGAACTTTTCTAAAGCATCAATTAGACTATTCTTTTTCTCTTTTGAAAACTGAACAACTTCTTGATTCAATCGAAACAACATTGACTCAAGCGTCTTAAAGGACAAAGATATTTTCTCCATTCTGTATAGATCGTATGTCCAACAACACTATGGATGATATTGAAATTGAAAATGATATATCAATGAAAGCACTTTGGTACTTACGTAATGTGTCAAATTTTAACATGCCTAACGTTTTTCCAAAAGGTTCGTACATTGATATTCAAAGTGGAAATGTTACAGAACTGAGAATACCAGATGGTGTAGTATGTTGCTTTTGTGAGAACCTACAAATCAAGAATATAAAATGCCCACCAAGTTTAAGGGAACTATATTGCAAAAATAATAACATTCATCAATTGCACGTTCCTGAGAACATAAGAGCTCTTGACTGTAGTCAAAACAAAATAACAGTTTTCACATGTGAGACTACCTTCCCATTACATCTTCATTATCTTGATATATCTTACAACAATATATGTACCATACCTTTTCTACTTGGAGTTAACTTGCAAACTTTAGTGGTGTCACATAATCCCCTTCAAAGTATCCATCAGCATGAATTAGACACTTTCGCATGTGATGGGGATTATCATCAATATATATCAAAATATGATTGTGTTCCATGCATGTATGATGTCAGTGTTCATTAAATTGCAATATCAATCATCGTAAATAAGTGCACATTTACAAAACATGTGCCAACTTAAATCATGTGGTCTCCGTATTCATATACTTCATTGTCCTCTAAAAGCCAGTATCCTTTAACAAAGTTGTTATCTTTGTCCACAACTTGACCATTGACTTTAGAACCAAAACGCCTTATTTGTATTGTTATAGTTTGATTGCTTACAGTCCATCTACTCTTTTCACAAATAAAAAGAAATAAGCTTAGTAATTGTTTTATAAACGATTCATCCATTAATTAGCGCTTTTTATTTTTGTGTGCTTTTAACCACAGAAGGTTGTTTGGTTAGAGTCTTTTTACTGAAATATGTGGGACACCTTATTTTACTCTTTTTGTTATAGAATGTTTAAGAAAAAGTATGATGTTTCAATAGTTAAAAGATGTTGTCTTGTTGGATATAAAATGTATGTTCACCATTGTGTCTGTTGAAGTAAGTCATTGAATATACAAATAGCCATATTCTCTTCAACGGCGTCTTCGTCCAACCACCACTTATCTTCAAATGATGTTTTGTCCTTGTATTTGATGAGATACTCAACGGAATCACGATATTGACAAATGATGTCAGCTCCAAGATTCAAGTGCTTTGCAACATGTTTTGAGTCGATGTTGTTAATCAGTAATTCTATGTTTAGCCAGTATTCAGATGGACATATTGTCACAAATAAAACTTTTTCTGCAACTGATGGATTGTTCAAAGGCAAGCATAAATCATTGAATACATTACATGTACATTGGACAACATCATCAATTGTTGATGCATTTTTGATTATGATGTCATGGGAACTCTCCGTAATGTTCAACACAATCAACTCTACCATATCATATTTTGACTTAATATACATGTTTGCAATATATTCATGCACGTTAAGGTTGATATCATTAATACCCAACTCTTCACATTTCATGTCTACATCATGGATTGTCATGCACCTCTGATGAGTATCTAGCTTTTGTAATTGAGTTTTAGTAAGTCTTGCTTCAAGAAGTGGTCTTACTTTGTCATAATGTCGTGAATACATCGGGTAATATGAATCATCTATTCGGTTTTCAATGTAACTATCAGAAAGAGAGATATATGCATAATTTCCTTCATTTAGAGTGAGACTCTTATGCGCACAATAATCATGAAAATATATATTGACATTGAAAGGGTAGCAGAAAAGGTTTTTGTCCAACTTGCTTTCTTGAACACACTTGTTTTTTAGACAGTTGATAAGAGTGTTATTGCCTTCCTCTATTTTATGTAGTCTCTCATTCAACATCTCAAAGAGAGCAATAAGTGTATCGTTGGAAGTCTTGTCCATTGCAAAATGTAAATTGGTCGTGTCAATAAACTCAAGTGAATATATATTGTAGTCACGTTTTTACATAGATTGCATCAAAAATGAAAATACATGTCACAAATTATATTTTCAAAGATTGTATTTTGCAAATCATTTTTATCAAGTTTTGATGGTTTTCATGTGGCATAGCCTTGTTGGAACAATACAAGAAATGCACGACAGCAAAATATATATTTTGAGTGAAGATTTTACCAAGTCCAAATTAGATTTTGACGAAGCTAATACATACTTCTTGAGTGCAATTGCACCAAAGGCAATAAAAAAAGAAGCTTTGCATAGACTATTGTTCAAGAGTGTTACTTGTGAGAATTTGATTTGATTATATTTTTCTGACAAGTGAAAATCTATGTCTTGACCATGTAGTCTTTCATTCCTTATTCGTTTGGAAAAGATACTTCAAAATATCATTATGTAGGTAAATGATTGGTGCATTGATACCTATAACACAACAAACAAAAGATTACTTCAGTCTACCATTTGACAAAGTGACGCATGAAACATTAGAACTTTACATCCAAAAGTATATGGAATCATCAAGTGACCCACGTAAGAAAGCTCTTGAAATTTGGGATACGTTTGTCCCCAACAATATTTTTAATGACGTACCTACAAGACTTGTCACCCAAGAAAAACTAATAGAGTATCGTGCAATAATTGAACATTCACCAAGTATTCAAGGATGCATGTTTGTATTCAACCTTATTGGACTCAGTCCATTCTGGAGAAAAAACTCACAACAAAACAAGTCCAACTAACTTTTCATCAAATTGACGTATTGTTGCATCAAGAATATATATTATTGAATTCTACCAACACAAAAATAAACATTTGCCTTTTTTCATATATTCAAACCGTTGTCCGTTTGAAGACTAAAAAAAGTAAACGCTTATTGCTCATTATCATCATCTTCGTCATCACTTGGTGACATCATGTCAAACAACTCATACAAAGTGTCTAAGCAACATGAAACAGAAGATGCATCATCTATATTTGGTGCGTTTTCATATTTGTTGTCCTTGTGCATTTTCTCAAGCAAACCAAGGTATTGTGAGATGTCATCCAAAGACAACCCAAGTTCTTGAGGAAATGTTTTCCAATCATAAGAACCGATGATACTATTGCACACAATCTCGAAATTTGCCCAATATTTGGTTGGACAAAGAATCACATTAATATATCCATTGTCATATACCAAAGGTTTCAAAGGATAATCAAACAAGTCAAACACTTTTGAAACGCATTCAATAGCTTGTTCAAATGTTGATACACCACATAATATGAAGTCATAAAACCCAAAGTTATATATGACTCGTTGCACATTTTTGCAGTGGTGCTTCACGAATTCATTGATAATGTAATGGTCAATATCGATGAATGTTGACTCTACTCCAAGATGCTTACACCGTATAATTTCTCCATCTTTAGCAACATCAACATGTTGTTCTACTTTCTCTATCTGTTCTGATGTAAGTATTGAAGCCAAGAATGGCTTTACTTTTATGAAGTTATGTTTCTGATAAATTGAGAAGAAGTCTATGTTTTCCTCGTCCAATATCACAGGTGACATATAAACAAGCGTTCCCTTTTCCAATTCATTCCAAACATGGTAAAAAGTGCGAACTTCTCCAGGTAAATTAAACAAGTCTTTGTCAAGCACTCTTTCTTTGATACATTTATTTTTGAGATACTTAATCATAGTGTTGTTGCCTTGCTCAATATTGTATAATCTCTCATTCAACATCTCAAACAGAGCAATAAGTGTATCGTTAGAAGTCTTGTCCATTGCAATATATATTTTGATTGTTGTCTTTGCAACCTGTCTGTTGCAATATACATAGTTGTGCATTTATCAAATTTTTAAGTGCAAGTTATTGTGTTGCACATGTTATAAGTGTATGAATACTTAATCATGTTTCAATTAAATTTGTTCAAATATGAATGTCATGTCAGTATAATTTTTTTATTTTCTAATTCATTTAATTAGAAGTTGTTTTTGAAATACAAAGCGGTTAGAGGTTTGACAATGGCACGAGATGTGATATGCAATGCTAATATTGTCAAAGATATGATAAAAAAATACAAAAACATAACTATTCCAACAAACCAACGAAACTTTGAATGGACATGTGTTGAAATACAAACATTCTTGAACGATTTGTATCAAAGTTTTCAGTTACAGGAAGAGTTTTACATTGGAATGTTTATTCTTCTTGCCAATGGTGAAGACATGGTCAGTGTATGGGACGGGCAACAACGTCTTGTCACATTATACTTATTCATCATTACCTTGCTTCATAAGTACCATGAATACACTCAAACTGCAAACAACGTTGATGAGGAATGGTATAATTTGGAGTATAATGTCATAGCACTTCCAAGGGGGTACATGAATGACTCCGATAAACTTGTGGCGAAAGCAAACAATTGGGGACATATTAGCAAGGTAAAATATATAGTTGAAGATGTGATAACTGGAACAATATTGAATGATTTAGTAAACAGAAAATGGCGTTCTTACAAGGACTTTCTAAAATTTGAGAACAAACGATATGTATGCACACGTTGTTCAGGAGACTTTCATAGCAAAACTCTTGCTGAAAAACACATTATTTATACCTGCACAAAAATAGACAACTGCGAGCATGAAATTCTAAAAAAATATCATGATCTTGGAAATAATAAATTGTTTAGCTGCGTGGTTACAGTTAATGAAATCATTAATGACTGGTTAATGGATGGCACAAAATTAAAAGAATTATACACATACATTGAAAGCAAAAAATTATGTTGTGACATCGAGATTTGTAGGAACATTCAAACAGCATCAAGAAGGTTCGAACAATTAAATTTTCGCGGTAAACCTGTAAGTTTACTTACCATTGCAAAAAACCATTTTTTGTCACAAACAGAGGATGTAATTGACAGAAACTCCATCAGTAATTACTTTGAAACTTTGAACAAGAGACCAGATAAAACACAATGGATAGAAATAGATGATAAGTTTTTGTTTGAACTTTCCATTCGTATCTACTATGAGATGTTTGAAGTATCAACAAGTTTTATTCAATTATTCAACAAGTGTGTGAATGATAAGTCCTTCAACTTTGACAGTCTGTGTATAATAACAGAGTTGATTGGAAAAATTATTGACTTGGTTTATCCATATCGAAATCTTTTCCCCAATAAATCAATAAAGATATCGTTGCAGTATATAATTATCCCCCTAGGACATAAATTTTTCTCACAATCCTATATTGTTAAACTCATTGACATTGTAAGCTCACACATTGTAAGAATTAAAATATTGAAAAAAAGACACCCAGATTATAGTTTTTACAAGTTCAGTGTTCCCATATGTAACTTGGTGTCACAGTCATATAATAATGAGTTGTCTGAAGATGCTTGTTTACAATCACTGAAAGGAATACTTTGGAAGTCAGTGATTGAGTATAAGTCATCATCTTTTGTTGAATATGAACGAAAACTCCGAGAATTACCAGAGAAGTTCAAGAATTCTAAGAGTATTGTTTATACGATACTTTTTTATTACGCATACAAATCGCAACCGGACATTATCAAGTGCGAGCAAGAGTTCGATGTTGACTGCATTAATGACCTAAACACGATAAAATTTCGAATAGGTAATTGTACATTGACGGAGAAAAGAAATAAACCAAGAGTAAAACGAATATCAACATTTTCTGAAAAAATTGCAAATGAATACAAGGGGTCATTGTTAGATATGAATAGGAACATTGCTTCTTATTTTGGAAGAAAAACCAGTTTTGACATTAATTGTGTGGATGCAAGGGAAAAGTTTATTACCAAATATCTTTTTTCAACAACAGAAAGTCTGCTAAACCCAAATCAACACCAATGGTGATACAGAAAATCAAAATCAACATTTTATATTGGCAGCATTTATTGTCCAACACATGTGAACGTTGCTCCACAAAATTGTTTATCTATACAAGACATGCTTGATAGTTGTTCAAGAGTGTCACGTGTGAGAATTTGATATGAATTTCGTTTTTCTGCGTGTAGACAATAAAAAATATGTGTCTTGACAAGGTAGAGATGTAGAGATGTTGTTGTCTTATCCTTTGAAGCAATCAGTCATTGACTATTTCAAGTTGAATTTGATTGATGATAAAGTCAATATTTTAGAATTTTCAAAATTCCTTGCAAAGGTTTTAGAAAACTGCATAAACCCCACAGAAAAAGCATTGGAAATATGGGATAATTTTGTAACAACTAATGATAACTTCTTTGATACACTTCCTATGTGGGTAGAGAAAAAACGATTACATAGAGATGACATCTGTAAGTCCAAAAACATTTATGAAGTACTTACCATCTTTGCTTGTGTTGGACTGAGCCCATTTTGCAATAATTACAGATAATAGTTGCCAACAATTTCGTAATGACCAATGAAAACCTTTTTGATTACTGTTCCAAAAAATCGCAAAATTCGCAACCTTATCTAATGACGTTAGGTCTTGAAAAATTTTTTTTTGTGGTCTTTAAACCTATATAACAATTATTAAAGTATCAAGTTCATGAAGCCATTTTGGAGAAACGATTACAAGGATTTCTATGATGAGTTTTGGTTGCCAAATTCTACATGTCTTGGTGACGTTAAAGACACTAAGTATATTACACAATTGTTAGAACCATCTGATACACCCCCTCCAAACCTAACT